AGGTGCGCAGGTACTTGGCCTCATCCCAGACTGCCGGGATGGCAACGCGCAGCGGGTCATGGCCACCAAGCCTGCGGTTGTGCTCGATGGCGGCCTCGCGCTCGTGGACGTGCAAGGCCTTGGCCTTCTCGATGTGCTCGCGGGTGAAGCCGGTGACCAGGAAGCCCATGCTGTACTTCGCGTCAGCGCGGTTGGCCACCTTCTTGGGTCGATCCGATGGCGCCCGCTTGGCCTTGGGTTGGGCCGCCGCCACCTTGGCCAGATCACCGGCTGTGACCTCCCGGCCACCGACCATGAACGTGACCTCAGCCATGGGCCGGCTCCTGAGCCTGAGTGGTGCCTTGCACCCCGTTCAGGCGCCGCGCGGCGGCCAGCTCGTACTCGGACGGTGCCCGGACCACGTACCACTGGCCAGGCCCCAGGTCGCTGTCAACGACCACCCGGCGAGGGGATTCCTTGGTCAAAAGCCAGTAGCACTGCTCCCTGGCATCCGTCGGTGAGGTAGACGAAACGGTCAACATGCTGCGCAGTCTACCTGCGCGGTGCAATTTGTCAACCTTTTGTCAACCAAAGCTCCAGCCGGTCGACGCCAGTCGACGGGTAAGGGGTTCTGACGTAGGAAGAACACCTTACCTATGTATCGGTTTCGTGTGCAGAAATGGCCTAAGTTGTTGTCAGGCGCGCGTTGTGGATAAGTTATCCACAGATTTTGAAACGATTAGTTACTGTCAGCGTAACAGACTTGCACGCAGATGCACTGCAGAAATCGCCTAAGTGCTTGATTCCATTACTTGTTGATAAGGTGTGCACAACTTGTACACAGGCCCAAACCTGCTGCGCAGATGCACTGCAGAAATGCGCTAAGTGCTTGTCACGCATCATGTACACCATCTGGGTATCCAGGCCTTGTGCGACGTGATCGCGCATCTGAATCCTTCGGATTGCCCCTCCAAACCAGTCGGGAATTGCCCCTTTAGGGGGTTGCCGTCGTTTCGTTTTGGTTGACTCGGTATACCTTTTCGGCAGACAATTTGGTCGTCGATTCGGCGGCAACGCTGAATGAGACGGCCAGTAGCTGGGACCAGCCTGGTGGCGCCGATAGGCCGAGTGAGGCAGCACCTGAAGCCGAGCGAAGCAGAGCCCACCACCTGCAGCGAACCGAACGTACCGACCTGAACGGCGCAGCAATCGTCGGACTCCGGAGGTCATGTGACCGAAGGGAAGCCCAAGGCCCTGGCCCGTGGCGAGAGGTGATCCCACAACTTGGGACCAACGAATCAAGGACACCCCCCCCCACCGATGTGACTGGTGGGGCTGCGTGCCGCTCGGGATGAGTGGTGGAGACGCAGCGAGGCTGATTTCAGCCACTTGCCCAGCTCGCTGGGCTTGTGAGTGCGATCCGCACTGTCACCCACTCAAGGAGCCATCACATGGCCACTCTGCTTGCCTCCAAGACCGCCCGTGTTCGTCGCCACGTCGGTCACATCGTCCCCCACTTCACCGACCGGGACTATCGCCACCTGGTCCATGCCTGTGCCGAGTCCCCCCGCCGTGCCATCCGTGCCGTGAAGGCTGGTGAGCACCAGGCGCTGGTCGACGGCTGGGTCAACGGTGCCGCTGTCGAGGCGGCCCCTGCCCCTGCCCCGGCACCCACCCCTGCGGTGGCCAAGGGCAAGGGCAAGAAGTCCCTCGGTGAGCTGGCTGCCCAGCTCCAGCACTGATCTCAGCCACGCAGCCCATCACGGTGGGCTGGTGAGTGCGATCAACAGGAGAACGCATGGCTCTGAAGATGACCCCCGAGCACCAGGCCCGGATCCAGGAAGCGATCAAGCCCCTGGACACCCCAGCAAACCGTGCGGGGTATGTGGCCTCCAACCTCAGCGACCTTCGCTATCACTGGGATCTGCTGCGTGCCGCCGGCCTGATCCCCTTTGTGTGCAGCGAGCTGTACCCCTACCTCAACGATGACCACATCGGCTCAGCGATGCGGCATCTGGTCCAACCCCTGAGCCAGGAGGCGCCATGCAGCGACTGCAAGACACCGACGCTTTCATCCTGATCCAGGCCAACGTAGCGATGCACTCGCTGCGTGACCTGGACCAGCGCGATCCCCAAACCCAGCGGCGCATCCGGGATGCCGTTGAGCCTTTCTACCGGCGCCTTCTGGGCAACGGTCACAGCCCGGCCATGGCAGTAGACCTCCTCAAGGAGGTGGTGCTGCCCTCAACCCCAAGGAGTAGCGATGTCCCGCATGACCAGCCAGCAGTTTGACGTAGCGCTGCGTGCCGCCCAGCTCATGAAGACCGGCGGTGGCAGCTTCGCTCACAACATCGGCTCGGCCCTCCTGTATGCCGATGCCTACAACCAGCAGCGCCTACACGACGCCTTCCCGGACCTGTTCGAGAAGTACGCCGCCGAGGCTGCCGCCATCCGCTCGGCCCCCACCACCGCTTGATCTCAGCCACTTGGGCAACCAGCCCAAGTGAGTGCGATCCCCGCACATCACCAGGAGATGCCATGTTCCATATCCCTGCACACAAGAACGTCGAACACCCAGCGGCGCAAGCGCTGGCGTCGATGTTGCCTGAGCGTGACTGCTCGACAGCGAACTTCACCATCAAGGTCGACCAGGCCGAAGGCCACGGTCACTTTGAGCACAAGCAGCGCGGCGATGAGTGTGGCGGCGGCCTGTGGTTCAACGGCAATGAGCTGACCGACTTCGACGGGGCCATGGCCTTGCCTGGTGAGGTGGGCCACGCCCTGCGTGACGCCGGCTTCATCGTCGGCCCCGACTTCCTCTGATGACAGCGGTGCAGCGCCTTGCGGGGCGCTGACCAGTGTCACCACGTCGAAAGGAGAGCCCCGATGAGACGCCCCCGCAACCCCTGCATCTACACCGGCCGAGTGGGCAGGAAGATGAGCCCACCCAGGGTGGTCCGCACCCGCCGCATCAGCCGCCGCATGGTCTTTTGCCTCAATGGCCCATTGGCTGGCTACAGGTTGTGCATGGACGCCAGTGGCGGCTTCAACACCCTGCCACTGGTGATAGCCGGCACCGCAGGCCACTACGCCGATGGCACCTGGGTGCCCTTCAACTGACAACCCATCGGTGCAGCGCTTCACCCAGGAGCGCTGACCGATGCGCTGTGCATCGCCATATAAGGAGAACCCCTATGGGCCGATCAGTTTCAACCCCAACCGACGCCCGGCACGTCGTTTACCAGTCCTTTGAGTGTGAGGACGACGACTGCGCCAGCTACGTTTTCCGATTCAAGCTGGGTGATTTGCGCGATGCCCTGTGCGCCACCTTTGCCAGCGTCTCCCCCGACGACCGCTGGCTGGACCGCGAGGACCGCGCTATTGCCGGCAACAGCTTCGCCTACTTTGGTGTGAGCGAATACTACGGCCTGGTGGCCATCTGGGTGGTCCCCAAGGAGCCCGACTGGTGTGAGCGGCCCGGCTGGGAAGGCCTGCGGGACCGCTGGATCGACTCGATCGGTCCCAAGTTCACCGCCACGGTGTCAGGCGTGTTTGGCCAGGATCTGGTCAAGCAAGGCACCTTCAGCAACGGGGAGGCGTTTTTCCAGCCCAAGAACGGCCAGCACAAAGGCGCCATGGGTCTGGGCTTCAGCTCGAAGGAGGGCTGGCTGTGATTGATGACTACAAACCCGAGGAAGACGACTGGGCCGAGCGGCTGATGGAAGCCGCTGCCACGGTGGTCGACGCTGTGATTGTGCTGGCCGTGTTTGGTGGCTCGATCGCAGCAGCCTTCTACAGCTTGCCCACGCCCTAAGGTCTACCTGACAGGCTGACCGTCTACCGATCTCAGCCGCTTGCCCACCTCGGTGGGCTTGCGAGTGCGATCCCCGCACGACAAGGAGAGTTCATGTCAACACCCGATAAAGCCAGGCTGCAACTGGACATCGAAAACACTTGGCACAGCCGCGCCAAGGCGCGAGGCCTCGCCCCCAACACCATGGCCTATAAGCGGGCCGAGATCGAGTTTTTCACCGGGGCCATGACGGCGATCAACGCCCTGCACCCCAACACCGTGAACGTCGGCAAGCTGAGCGAGATGGTTCCAGTGGCGTGGGTCATCCACCTTGTCAGTGGTCGCTCCGTGACCCCGCTGGAGCAGCCGAGCCATGCGGGCTGACGCTGTGATCCAGGCAGCCCTGGTGCTGCTCTACAAGTGGCGCAACCGCCAGATCACCTGCGGCACCCTAGCCACCGCCAAGGCGATGCGCAAGCAAGGCATCCCGCTGGAGGTGACGCTCAAGGTGCTGGTGCCCGGCTCGGCGTGGCGGTGCCGGCAATGAGCCACGTCACATCACGCCGCGTCACCGCTCAGGTGAAACAGCCTGAGTCCCACAACCCGTTCAAGGCCCGCGACTTCGACCTGATGCTCGGGGCCACGAACACCGATCGCCAAAACATCCTCGAAGCCAGACGCATCCTGCGTCAGATTGGCTACGAGGTGAAGGGCGACCCCGTCATTCACAAGGAGGGCTGATGCCCATCACCGTCTACATCGAGCCCCGTCAAACCTACGGGGTCTGGCGGCTGTACCCGGTCAACGACCACGCCAAAGCGCTGGCCAACATCGCCGGCACCAAGACGCTGGAACCAAAAACGATTCGCCTGGCCATGGAGGGCTTGGGCGCATCGCTGAAGGTCAGCAATCAGAACCTGACCGGCGTGGTCAACGCCATGGTCTTCAACAAAGGAGTGCGAGATGCCCAAAGTGACTTTGCACGATGACGTGCTGCAGGCCACGCTGGCTGATCTGGCCGACGCCGCCAAGCTCTGCAAGAGCGATGGGGCGGTCAGCTCGATCTGCACCGTAGTGGCCAACCTGATCGCCAACGCCGGCAGCTATGGCAACAGCAGCCAGCAAGGGGTGATGGACAGCGCCAGCAAGCTGGGCTTTGTGTGTGAGTTTTACCCCCGCATGGCGATCCGGGTGGGTTGGCTTTTTCATGGAGCAGGCAATGGGCGCACACATCCGTGATCTGGTCGATCGCGGCGCTCTGTTTGTGGCCACCGCCGAACTATTCACCCCAGAGCCGGCCACCCAGGTAAATGCCTGAGGCTGAACTATTCACACCAGGAGTTTTTATGCAAACGATCACGACGCGATACATGCCGTACACAGCTCGGCTGCCATCCAGGATCCAGGCCAAGGCCACGAACGGCGAGCAAATTACGGTGTCCACCCACAGCCTGCCAAGCGAACCCAGCAAGTGGCACCCAGGGTCCATTGACCGGCTCCACCGCCCTTGTGTGGGTCTGCCTGGACCCACCCTCACCTCGCTTCAGTGTGCGACCCCAGCCGTGCAGCGCCCCACCCCGGGGCGCTGACGAGTGAGGTCATCCCGACCCACCAAGCCACCTTCGGGTGGCTTTTTTGTTCCCGCAACTTTGAAAGTTCACCATGAAGCAAATGCTGTCCCTGAGCCAACTCGCCGCCACCCTCCAGGACCAGGCTGCGACCAAGGCCGACTACGTTGCCCCCGTGGGGACCGTGCAGATGAATGACGACGCCACGATCACCGTGGCCGGCTCGATCACCAGTGCGACCTCCACCAACCTGGGCCACAAGCAACTGGGCGAGTTCACCGGCATCCCCGCCGCCTACTACGACCGGCTGCGCAGCAACGACCAAGCCCTGCTGGCCAGCAACGTCAACCGCTGGCTGAAGGACAAAGCCAGCGAGCGGCGCATGGTCCGCACCCTGAATGGCCAGGTCCGTGCCCTGCTGTCCGATCGCTACCAGCGTGTGGACAACCTGGAAGTGGCCGAGGTGGCACTCAACGTGCTGTCCGACATCCCCGGCCTGCAGATCGTGTCCTCGGCAGTCACCGAGTCCCGCCTGTACATCAAGGCGGTGTCGTCCAACCTGCAGCTCCCGGTGCCTGGCAGCCGCCGGGTGGGGGATCTGGTCGAGACGGGTGTGCTGATCCAGAACAGCGAGGTGGGCCTGGGTGCGGTGAGCATCAAGCCGTTCGCTCACTTCCTGGTCTGCACCAACGGCATGGTGCGTGACAAGGGTGGCCTGCGTGCCGCTCACGTCGGCCGGCGCATCGACATGGACCTGGAGGGCCTGCTGTCCGACAAGACCCGCCGCATGGAGGACGAGGTGGTCCTGCGTAAGGTCCGGGACGTGATCTCCCATGCCTTCAACGAGGCGGCTTTCCGCAAGTTCCTGGACGAGCTGGGCAACACCACCAAGCAGGTGATCGAGGGCGATGTCAACGCCGCCGTCGAGGCGCTGGGGCCGACCCTGGGCCTGCAAGTGGGTGAGCGCCAGTCGGTGCTGCGCCACCTGATCCAGGGCGGTGACCTGAGCCGCTATGGCCTGGCCAATGCGGTGACCCGCACCGCCGAGGACATTGAATCCTACGACCGGGCCACCGAGATCGAGACGCTGGGCTACCGGCTGATCGAGCTGCCCCAGCGTGACTGGAATGCAGTGTCCAACGCCAAGGCTCTGGTGCTCGCCGCCTAAGCCACGCTGCCCCTGGCCTTGTGGCCGGGGGCGATCTACCATAGTCAAGGAGGGTTCTCATGATTCCCGTCTTTTTCGACACCCGCATGACGGCACAAGCCAAGAGCTTTTCGCCCAGTGCAGCCAAGCCGGCGCGTGTGGTCAACCACTGGCTGCGCCACCACCCCGACGCCATCCGCATCGAGCCCGTCACCCCGGCAACCGAGGACCAACTGCGCTGGGCACATGACATTGACTACATCCGTGGCGTGATGAACTGCACCATCCCCAACGGGTTCCACAACACCTGCCGTTCGGTGGCGGACTCGCTGCCCTGGACGGTGGGCTCGATGGTGTGCGCCGCCCGCTGGGCCACGGATGCCCCTGGCGTGAAGCGTCGGCGCTCCAGCAACGTGGCCTGCTCGCCCACCAGCGGCTTCCACCACGCCGGCTGGAACCACGCTGAGGGCTTCTGCACCTTCAACGGGCTCATGGTCGCCGCGCTGCAGATGCTGGCCGAGGGCCGGGCCATCAAGGTCGGCATCCTGGACTGTGACTTCCACGAGGGCAACGGCACCCAGGACATCCTGGACCGCATGACCGATGCCGGCGCACTGCTGTGCAACGACACCATCGTGCACCGCAGCATCGGATCCGAGCACCTGCAAACCGCTCGGGGCTTCCGTGGCTGGCTCAACCGCGCCCTGGATGACATGGCGGGCTGCGACCTGGTGCTCTACCAGGCTGGCGCCGACATGCACAAGGACGACCCGCTGGGCGGCTTGCTGGACACCGTTGGCATGGCAGAACGCGATGCCACGGTGTTCAAGCACCAAGCCCAGTACGGTTATGGCCTGGTCTGGAACCTGGCCGGCGGCTATGCCCGTGACGAGGCCGGCGACATTGGCCCGGTGCTGTACCTGCACCTGCTGACGCTCGAAGCGTGCCTGCGGGTTGCGGAGGTCGCATGATCGCCGGGCGGGAGTTCGACGCTCGGGCCAAGCGGATCCGGCTCAGTCACCGGATGCGTGCGGCGTTGCGCCTGGTGCTGGTGGAGGGGCAGCCGTGGCGCACGGCGGCCAAGGCCAATCGGGTCAGTCTGTCGGGGATGTCTCGGGCGCGGCTGAAGCTGTTGGGTCAGTGCTCGGCGGTGTGCCCTACGTGCGGTCAGATGATCCCGAACGGGATCCAGGAAGCGGGCGCCGAGGTGGACTCCTGAGGCTGGCGTGTGATGCGGTACTCGTACCGATTGCGCGCATTGCCTTGGGCCTCCACCTCGCGCCTCTCCAGGTGGCCGAAGCGCCCGAGGTTGGCCAGGTTCTGGCTGACCCACTTCACTGTCTCGGTGTCTGGCTGCAGCTTCAGGCCGCATGACACCATGAAGGCATCGAACCACTGGTCCCTGTCGACCATGGGTTCGATGGCTGCCAAGAATGCCGGTTTACTCATTGCACCACCTCTTGGGGTGCAAAGTATACCTTCTTGGTTTACCAAGCGCAGCCCGTGCAACGCGGGTCACCTGTTCGCGCTACACCAATCCCAGCTCTCTCAGCCGCACCAGCGACCGCAGGTGCCCCATGAACCAGGCGATCTCCACCTGCTCGCGTGACATGCCCATGGGCAGCGGCGCCTGCCGGTCGATCACTGCATCGCAACGTGTGCAAGCGTAGGCACCACACAGGTCCAGCGCTTTGATGCCCATACCTTTGCCGGCCGCCTTGAACGGGGCGTGGCTCCAGATCGTGTACGCGCTGTCGTTGGCGCACACCATGGGCAAGCGCACCAGGCAGGCCTCCCCCTTGGCCGAGTCGCGGATGCTCTGCTGCATGCGGCGCTCCAGCTTGGGCGGCGCAGCCTTGGCCGGCGGCGTGTCGTCGATCCTGGCCATCACCGCCCGTGTGGGTGATGCCTTGGGTTGCCAGGAGGCGAACTCCTCGCTGCGATCAGGTCGCGTAGGCCTTGTTGGGGTCTTGCGCTTGAACATCGGCGTGGTCAAATTTCTGGAGCTGCTGCTCCAGCGCCTTCTTGTCCCTGGTCAGGATCTGGTTGGCCTGGCTCAGGTTCATCAGCTCATTGCGCATCAGGCGGATCTGGTTGGCTTGGTCGGCCACGGTCATCAGCAAGTCATCGCCGGTCATCTTGACTCCAGTAGGCGGGAGGGGAGGAGAACACCACGCCCAGCTCGTTGGCCGCAAACGCCATGAGCTGGTCCAGGTACTTGTGCCAGGCGCGGGTCTTCAGGTCGGTGGTCGAGCGCAGCTCGCGCACCACCCTCACCCGCTTGCTGCCGGCCACCTTGAACTTGCGCACCCGGTAGCCCAGGAACTGGCGCTTGAACAGCTCATGCCAGGCCTCCACCGCCCAGCGCTGCCCCTCAATGGCGCCCTGCTCGCTGATGTCCTTGAGCACGAAGCCCCAGTAGTAGCGGTTGGCCAGGACGCTGCGGTTGTCCTCGGCCTCGCACGCCGTCACCTGCATCACCTTGCCGCGTGCGGTCATGGGCTTGAGCAAGTTGCGGTACAGCTCGGTGACGTGCTGGTGCGCTTCCTCAGGGGAAGACATCAGCAGCGTCACCGCTTGGTCACTGTCCTGGTCGACGGTGGGCACGATTGCGTCCTTCAGATGAGCCCACATGCCAGCCGTGGCAGTGGTTGCAGTGGTAGGCCATGTGGGGGTACTCGCGCAGCCGGCGCGTGTACTTGGCAGCCTTGTCGGCCGCCACCTTGGTCAGGTAGAGCTTCTTGCCATCACAGGGCAAGGGCTCGCTCACAACCTGGTCCCCCCGGTGTTGTTCACCTCAACGCTGTGGTCGGTTTCCTGCCAGGTGTGGGTGGGGCCATGGAAGCCCAGGCAGAAGGCGCCCACAGCACCCTCGCGGTTCTTGGCGATGTCGCAGCCGATGATCCTCAGCCCGTCGATCTCGAACTCCCTGGCCAGCCACATCAGCAGCACCACGTCGGCGTCCTGCTCGATGGCGCCCGAGTCGCGCAAGTCGGCCAGCATCGGCCGCTTGTCGGCCCGGCCCTCTACTGCGCGGTTGAGCTGGGACAGCTCGATCACCGCGATGCCCAGCTCCTTGGCCAGCTCCTTCATGCCCCGGCTGATCTCCTCCAGATCGGCGTTGCGGTTGGACCCACCGTTGCCCTTGCTGAGCTGCAGGTAGTCCAGGATCAACACCTTCAGGCCGGGCACCTGGCGGGCCTTGGCGCGGATGTCAGCCAGGCGCAGCGCCGGGGTGTCATCGACGTAGAACGGGAGGTCTATGGTGGCATCGCAGGCCTTGGTGATCCTGCCCCACTCATCGTTGGACAGTCGGCCCGTCAGGACGGCATCGTTGTGGACCTGGCCCAGCCGCGAGATGCCCCGGTCGGCCACCTGGGTGTCGGGCATCTCCATGCTGAGCATCAGCGTGGGCAGGCCATCCTGGGCCAGGGCGATGCCTAGATCCTGGGCAAAGCTGGACTTGCCGATGGACGGCCGGGCCGCGACGATGTAGGTCAGGCCAGGCCGCAGGCCACCCGACAGCATCCGCGTCAGCCGAGGGATGTGGGTGCGCCAGCCTGGCTGGATCTCGCCATTGGCCAGCGCGGTGATGTGGTCGACGCGCTGCATCACCAGCTCGCTCAGCAGCACGGGCGCCTTCTTCATGCCCTGGCGCTGCAGCTTCATGAACCAGCCCAGGATGCGGTCGAGCTTGTCCTCCAGCAGCATGGTGCCGCGCGCCAACTCCAGCGCCTCGTCGGCCGTCTCGATCAGCGCCCGGTGGGCCGCACGCTCGCGCACCAGCTCGGCGTAGGTGTCCACGCTGCGGGTGCTGCCCACACCCTGCATCAGCTCGTTGAGGTAACTCAGGCCGCCACACTCGTGAGCCTCATCGCCCAGCTTGTCCAGCACCGTCAGCGGATCCACCGCCTTGCGGGCCAGCGCCAGCACCGCGATCGCCGCGTAGATCATGCCGTTGCGGCTATCGTAGAAGCTGCGGCGTTGCAGCGGGCCAGCCCGGTCGAAGGCGTCGGGGTCGATCATCATGGACCCGAGCACGGCGCGCTCGGCCATCTCGTTCCACGGCAGCGTGGCGGGGTCGAAGTCGGGGGTCATGCAGCCACCGCCTGGCGCCTGCCGTGGCCCTCGAATACGCGCAAGAAGCCCTTGGGGCTCAGCAGGTAGTCGATCGTGGCTCGCCAGTTGGCGTGGCCTTGGCCAGGCTTGGTGCGGCCCATCAGGAAGTCGTCCTCGGTGACGGCTTCAAAGAACAGCTTGAACCACTCCACCCCTTCCTCGGCGCTGGTCCAGCCCTTGCGCTTGGCCACCCACTCCCACCTGGCGTGAAGCGCTTTGCGCCGAGCGTCATGCCAGGACCGGACCTCTCCCAGAGACTTGCCCAGGATCTGCATGTACAGGTCGACGATCTCCTTGTGGGGGCACGTCGGCACCGCCCCCTTCTTGCCGCCGCCCTCGGTCAAGATGTCCTCCCCCTCGGCCAGGGCGCGGCTCTCGATCAGCTTGTGCACCTCCTCAAACGCAGGGGTGCGTGGCGGCAGCGCGAACTTGGGTTTTCGCGCTCGTGGCGGATTGCGAAAGCGCGGGATCCAGCCGTGCCGCGTGTCGCTCTCGCTGGTGTAGCACCGCAGCAAGTCCTTGTCGGCCAGCGCGCTGACCATGGCGGCCACCGCGCCGTCCCCCTTGCCCAGACACGAAGCCGCCTTGCGCGATAGGAAGATGAAGTTGGTGGGCACCAGGCCGAAGTCATCGGCCAACAGCAGCAGCTCCAAAAAGAGCAAGCGCTCAGAGTCGTGTGCCAACCCCAGATACCGCTCCGAATCGAGCACCCCATCCCTGACTACGCGATTGGCCATCATGACCCGCCCTTCCCGTTGAACGCGCACCCAAACGAGCTTGTTGGGTAGCAAATGCGTCAACCGTACAGGTATACAAACTAGGTGTCAACCGTATCCCTAGAAATTCTTTCCCGGTCCAGGTCGATTGGCCCCAATGTGGTGGCGTTTTCCACCTCAGGGGTATATCAATGCGCCACTCAACCTGGCGCATTCCAGGGTCACACAGTCTCCGGTTTGCGCTTCTTCTCTCGCTCCCGGTCGGCCGCAAGGCGGCGGCGCCGGGAAACCAAGAACCCCTCATAGGTCAAGCGCCGGTCGGCCGCTATCAGCTTCGCAGCCATCTCCAGGCTGGGACAGCAGTAGCCACCGTTGAGCTTTTCCACGTAGCCCTCGGTCGTCCCGGCCTTGCGCAGGAAGCGCTGACGCGCCGGCTCATCGAAGGTTTTCCAGACATCGCGTATTTCCATGGCCACCAGTCTACCCATCTGGTGTCCAGGTTGGAGGGCAAATGACAACCCATTTGGACACCCGTCAACCACCACGGATACCGCAAGATCGTGGCATGAAAACGATCCATGAGATCCGCCTGGCCAACGCACGCGAATTGTGCGGATCAGAGCAGGGCGATCAGACTCGCCTGGCCATGCGCCTGGGCATGAAAAAGCAGCTCCTGAACCACTACATCGGCAAGAGCCCGATCAAGGGGATCGGCAATGCCGTGGCTAGGCGTTTCGAGCAGGCCTTCGATAAACCCACGGGCTGGCTGGACCGTGAGCACAACGAACTGGAGGCGGGCCGCGAGGATGAGGTCAGCATCGACCTGGTGGCCCTGGATAAATCCGGGTCCACAACCCTGGTGGAACTCAAGCTGCCACCGCCCGGGATGTTGATGGCCAGGGCCTCGAAGGACTGGCTCAAGTCGCTGTGCAACACGCCCAACCTGGAAAAGCTCGCGCTGATGACCTACGCCGGGGATGGGATGTCTCCAACCTTGAGCGATGGTGCGATCCTGCTGGTCGACCGGGGTGTGCGGCACACCAGTGCTGACGCGGTGTATGCCTTCCACAGTGGTGAGGAGGTGTTTGTCAAGCGCATCTCCCGGCGCCTGGACGGATCCCTCCTGCTCATCAGTGACAACAGCGCCTACCCCCAGCAGATCGTCGACAACCCCGCCGAATCCGGCATGGCGATCATCGGGCGCGTCGTGGCAGCCTTCAATGCGGTGCGCCTATAGCCTGGCAGCCTGGGCAGCCTTTGCCGTCCTGGTGGGCTGGGCCGACCGGAGCCGGCACCAGGAGGATCCCTGCGCCCACAGCACCCCAGAGCAACTGCTCAGCCACCCTGCCCTGGCTGAGCTGGCCTACCGGCAAGACCAGGAGCGCAGCGCCCTGGTCCTGCTCTACCAGGCCCAACAGGCGGCCCTGCAAGCCGACAGTCCCATGGACCAGCAGGTGCCCGTGATCCACGACACCTCGCTGGCCATGGCAGACGCCCTGACCAAGCTGGCTGTGCAGCAGCGCACAACGCTGTTGCAAACCTGTCGGCGGCTGGCCTCCAATCCCTAAAACCTTTAATCCAAAATGGTTGACCTCTGTCGGCATTTGGTATACCTTCTAGGTACACCGTCAACCCAGACGAGTTACTAGGAGAACCCATGGACGACGACAGCACCGGCTCTGCCCGGGAACATCTGGTTGCTGAGAGTGGCACGGTCGCGCTACTCAATCGCGGCGAGATCGACATGCAGATCAGCACGGCCAAGAAGTGGCCACGCTCCATCAAACGCTTCCGCGACGAGGCGCTGCAAATGGTCACCCTCAACGAGGTGATCGCGTCCGAGTGCTTCTACGTGCTCCCGCGCAAGAAGTACGACAAGGTGACGCGCCGCTACGTCGATGTCAGCATCGAAGGCCCGAGCGCTCGCTTTGCCGAGATCGTGCTCAGCGCCTGGGGCAACTGCCGTGCTGGCGCCCGTGTGGTCAGCGACCAGGGTGACTACATCACCGCCCAGGGCGTGTTTCACGACCTGGAGCGCAACGTGGCCATCACCTACGAGGTGCAGCGCCGCATCGTGGACGCGGAGGGTCGGCGCTTCAGCGCCGACATGATCGGCGTCACCGGCAACGCCGCCAGCTCGATCGCCCTGCGCAACGCGGCGCTCAAGGGGGTGCCCAAGGCCTTCTGGGCTGACCTGCAAACCGCCGCCAGAGAGTGCGCCATGGGCGACTTCAAGACCCTGGGCACCCGCCGGGCCAACGCCATGCAGGATCTGCTGCGCTTTGGCGTGCAGCCCACCACGGTCTACTCCTTCCTGGGCATCGCCGGCATCGACGACATCAGCCTGGACAACTTGGTCACCCTGCGCGGCATCTTGACCTCGCTGCGTGAAGGCGACACCACGCCCGAGCGTGCCTTTGCCATGGAGGGCGCCGAGGAACCCCAGGCCAGCCAGGCGCCGGCCGTGCCGCGCAAGAAGGCCGACGCCCCGGCGCCGGCTCCTGAGCCCGCTGTGGCGTCCGAGCCCGCTCAGGCACCCACCCCTGCACCAGCCGCCGATGCGGCCCCCGTGCAGGCCGCTGAGCCCGTTGCTGCCCCCTCCCCGGCGCCGGCTCCATCCCCTACGCCAGCGCCAGCACCTGACGAACCGGCGGTGGCCGAGGGTAGCCCGCTGGCCAGTGACGGTGAAAAGGCCAACATCCGGGTCAAGGCGCGCGTCAAGTCGCTCGACCTCATCACGGTGCTTGATGAGCTGGGCATCACCTCGGTGAAGGATCCCGTCACCCTGGAAGGCTTGACCCAGGATGACTTCGCCAAACTGCGCCGCCGGCTCGCCTGATGCTGACCTTCGAGCCCTCCTCGCACACCTACCGCTGGCACGGACAGGTGGTGCCCAGCGTGACCCAGGTGCTGAATCTGCTGCAGCCTTTCGCGGGTGTGCCCAAGCACATCCTCGAAGTGGCCCAGGAGCGGGGCACGTTTGTGCACGCCATGACCGAGGCCTATGACCTGGGTGAGCTGGACGAGGAGGCGCTGGCCTTGATGGAGGACGGCCTGTACATGGGCTACCTCAAGGCGTGGAAGGCCTTTATCCGCGACCGCAAGCCGGTCTGGGATTCGGTCGAGGAGCGCGACTACCACGACGCCGGGTTTGCCGGCACCTGGGACCGCACCGGCACGCTGGACGGCGAGCCTGAGCCCTGGGTCATCGACATCAAGAGCAGCCTGCAAGACCACAAGGCCTGGGGGATGCAGACCGCAGCCTACCGGGCCATGCGTGCCAACCAGGATCCGCGCTACATCCGCGCCAGGCGCGGCTCGGTGCAGCTCAGGCCCGATGGCCGCTACCGATTTCTCTCGTGGGACAACCCGGCCGACTGGCCGGCGTTCTGCTCCCTCCTTAACGTCTACCGCTGGAGCAAGTCATGACACAAGACATCACCGTCGCCACCCTCGCCACCACCGGCCCGATGGCCGATCTGCAAGCCCTGGTGGCCAAGGTGCTCGCCGAGCCGAGCAGCATCACCATCGTCAGTCCGGGGCTGCAGGAATACGTCAACCGTATCGGTCCCGACCTGGAGGTGATCGACGCCATCATCATCGACTCGCCCGAGATGCTGGCCGAGGCCCAGCAAATGGCGGGCCGCCTGTCTGGCGTCTCAGTCGCGATCGAGAAGGAGCGCCTGGAGCGCACCAAGCCCCTGCGCGACCTGGCCTCCCGCATCAACGACGGCTACAACGCGGCCGGCACCTTCATCAACACCAAGGTCGACGGCACCAAGACCAAGATCCTCGGCTACAACAAGGAGGTGCAGCGCAAGGCCGCCGAGCAGGCAGAGATCGAGCGCAAGGCGCACGAGGAAGCGGTGGCCGCCGCTGCTTTGGTTGAGGCCGCAGCCCAGACCGAGGCGCTGAACCTGGCTCAGCAGGCCCAGGAAGCGCGCCAGGCGGGCAGCGTGGTCGCCGCCAACGATCTGATGGAGCGCGCTGCAGTGGCGTCCGACACGGCGCTGCATCAGGCCCAGAAGGTTGTCAGCTACAGCAGCGGCGGCGGGCACGCAGCACCCAAAACCAAAGGTGTGCGTGGCAAGTATGTGGCTGAGTGCACCAATGCCCCGAAGCTGATCGCCCATGTGGCCGTGCTGATCGAGAAGGGTGACCTCTCGCTGGTCGGTGTGCTGAGCGTGGACCAGTCGGCCCTGAACAAGCTGGCCGATCTGCAGCGCGAAAACTTCAAGGTGCCCGGCTGCCACGCCGAGTTCAAGGAGTCCGTGTCCATCCGCAAGGTGGCGGCGTGAGCACCACGCCCATCAACCGCGCCGGGTTGATGACCCTGGGCCAGCTCAGGCCGTGCCTGCTGTTGGGGCTCTGCGGACGTGCCGGATGAGCTGGTGCCCTGCTGGCCCCGCAGCAAGCCGCCCAACTTTGGAGCTAAGCGGGCGCTGCCCGCACAGGAGGAATGATGGACAACGACAGCACGCCGGCAGCGCGCCGCTTGAGCGACCAGTTAGGCCTGCGGGCTGGAGAGGAAAAGCATGAGACTGAGCAAATTCATTGACGGCCTGAACACGCTGCGCCCGTACTACACGGACGGCGACGGCTTCCACATCGGCGCCGAGCACGACCAGTTTTACGCCTACAAGACCGACAAGCCCCTGACGCCAGCAGACCAGCAGCGCATGTGCGAGCTTGGCTGGTTCCAGTCGGAAGGCGGCTTGTCCGAGGACGGCGGCGAGTACGACCCGGACAACGGGTGGAGCGCCTTCACTTGAGCGGGCCTACCGACAGAGTGGAGGGGCGCGACGCAGCTTCATCGCGGCGCGTCCCTTCGCGCGACAGGTTGTGCCACACGGGGGACAAGTGAGATGGGTTTGAGCGCGCACCAGAAGAATGGCGGACACGACGAATGGCTGACTCCACCGGAGATCCTGCGGGCGCTAGGCGCCTTCGATCTTGACCCGTGCGCGCCAGTGGTGCGGCCTTGGGAAACGGCGGCACAGCACTACACGGCGCACGACGATGGGCTGGCGTTGCCGTGGTTTGGCCGCGTGTGGTGCAACCCACCATTCGGGCGCGAGGCCGTGAAGTGGCTTCGGAAGATGCGCGACCACGGGAACGGGGTGGCCTTGATTCCGGCGCGCACCGAGACGGCGATGTTTTACGAAACGATCTGGGGAGCGGCAGACGGCGTGCTGTTCCTCAAAGGGCGCCCGCACTTCCACTACGTGGACGGACGGCGGGCGGATTTCAACAGCGGCGCCCCGATAGCACTGGTGGCCTACGGAAGCGCGAACCTGGACGCACTCAGGCAAAGCGGCCTCGGCTTCGTGGTAGTAGGGCACAACGCCTGAGATAAGTTGCCGACCGCAGGGAGGTCGGCTTGATTGAACTATTGGGCAGCACGCCCGGAAGGAAAAACATGAACTACCGCGAAACCGATGATGAATGCCCAAGCTGTGGCGCTACTACGCACGACCGAAAGCACAACAAACCGAACGAGCCACAGGGACTTGATGAATGCCCGCATTGCGGTGCAGAGAAGTGCTGCATGTGCGACATGGGCGACGACGTTGAGTGCCTAAGCTGCGACAGCACCGAAGACTGATGCTGCCCAACGTTTGAATTAGGCCCGCTTGTGGCCGACACGAAAGGAAAGACGATGGACCAAGGAACACACGAAGCACCGCCCCCGATTGCTTGGGGATCGGATGCCCTGCGCGACATTGCTACCGAGCGGCGACGGCAGATCGAGGTTGAGGGCTGGACGCCCGAGCACGATGACAAGCACATGGCCGGCAACATGGCTGTTGCCGCCGCATCGTATGCCGTTGGACCCTACACCGCAGGGTCAGACCTGCAGCGTTTGATCTGGCGCTGGTCTGGATGGTCCTTGCAATGGCTCAAGCCGAAAAACCCGCGTGCAGACCTGGTGCGGGCTGGCGCGCTGATCGTCGCCGAGATTGAGCGGCTGGACCGCGCCGCGTGAGGCCGAACGATTGAGTTAAGGCCGCTGCCGAAGGCAGTCGGGCCTTAAACGAAGGGTTAGCCAGCACCCTGTAAATGCTGGCAAGCGAATGGAAATCCAATGAGCATTGAAAGCCTTGACCATATTGTTTCTGGCGCGATCTACGACTTTGCCGGTTTTTTGACAACCCGCGATGAGCGCATCACGCTTTCAGCCACCGACGACGCAGCACCAGCCGCCGATGCCGTGAAAGCGTTTCTCACGCTGCGCGGCGTGGACCAGGCCTGCGATCCTTTCTTCCAGTGGCCTGCACGGTGCAGACCTGGCAGGGCAGCCTCACCGTGCGGCGAAACCATGAACATCATCAAGAGCGCGATGCGTGACGACCCGCACTATGCGTGGACTTGGCATTGCAACGTCGCGGTTTCGATGATGGACGAGGGGGCGCCGCACGACGCGGCCAATGCTGCGGCGGCGCGGTTCATGCGGCTGGCCTTTGACGTGGACACCACCAAGGCCCCGCAAAGCGCTGGAGCCGATGACGAGCCGGTATTGGTGTCTGGATAACGTGGAGTTCAGCGGCCCGCCGCTGACCCGACCGAGTAACCAATGCCCGCGATGCGGGTCCGATGCAACTACCAGTTAGGCCACGTTGGCCGGAAAGGAAGCAGATGGGGCAGCGAAACAGAACCCTCGGGAATGAGTTCTACGGGCCAAATGAAGTGCTCTCTGAGCTTGACCGCCTCAAGTTTGCCGTGAGCAGCATGGCGCAACTGTTGGAGCCGGGATCGTATGCGCGTGAAAACGCGAACAACATCGTAGAGGGCCTGGGGCGTCGGCTCGACTGGCTACACGATGCGGTGCGAATTCAAGCGGAGAAGCGCGAAGCTGAAGCCGTCAATCTTCAGCGCACCATCGACAGGCTCAGAGCAAACCGCGAAGTGACGCCGCCGACAGAGTGCGTGGCCTAACGATTGAGCTAACCAGCACGGCCGGCTTGCCGGATGGGTCAGGTTGAGCGGATGTTAGGCAGCGCCCGGCCCATGCTGGGCAACAACGAAAGGAACTGAGATGGACAGAAAGACGGCGAACAGGGAATGGCGCGATGTGACGCGAGGCGCCCCGGAAGGCGCACCGACCGGCCGAACGGTGCATGCGTTCGCGCAGCGCGTGGAAGCGCTGGCGATAGCTGGGTGCGACAAGCGGCACGCTGTCGCGAGGTCAGCCGGCGGACTGCTGGCGAACTTTGCCTACAACCTGGCGCAGAAGCCAGGCCACGCACTAACCAGCGACGACGTGGAGATGCTGGACAAGATGCGGCGGCAGTGGGATGCGGCTGTTGGTGCTGCATAACGTTCGAGCTGAAAGGTGCGCGCGATGAAGCCCGAAAACGAGACACCGGCCGTTGCGCCTCCTTTCGAGCGAGGGGTTGGGCGGCCGGTGGAACAGCGCGCCAGCGCCGGCACGCTGACGCCTGAACAGCGAGCGCGCCTGATTTCCAGCGGCCCCAACGCTGGCCCCGTGCGCTCGGCAGGTTGCCACGAGTGCGCTTGGGGCAAGGTGGCCGGATGCTGGCGCTGCGGGAGCCGGTGATGAGCATGGACTACATCCGCAGAGCCTACAAGGTTCCGGCCAAGCGCGGAATGACCGTCACGATTGTCGGTGACGGCGCGCGCATTCAAGCGCGCATCGTCGGTTCACGCGGCCAGTACTTGCGGCTGTGGATTCCTGGCGGCAAGCGATCTCACCTGTACCACCCGACCGATGCGCTGGAATACCCGGCGGCGGCGTGCAGCAAGACGCCCAACTTCGGAGTTGAGGCCCAGCCTCGAAAGGACTAACGATGAACGACAACGTACCGAAGGCTGTGGCCTCGAACGACCTGTTAGGCCCAGTAGTGGAGTTCAGCCAGAAGTGGGGGATGGCTATCGAGCATGGAACTTATCCGGCATGGGAAAGAGACATGCGCTCCGCGCTCGACGCAGCAGTTGCCGCAGAGCGCGAGCGGTGCAAGGCGCGGGCAGTGCAGATCGTGGAGTGGCACCGCAACGACTACAACCGCCAGCAGATTGACCCTATCGTGGCCGAACTGCGAAACGGGCTCTAGGGCCTAACACAAGTTCTACGACAACCCTGTTGTGTAACACGTCGCCGCCCCGGGCGTCAGACCAAGATTGACCAGGTTATGCGACACCTTGAGTCGTCTACCAGTGAGGTGTAAGCTGTGCCCAACCCGGACACCCCCGATGATCGCAAGGCTCGCGTGGCCTACCTGCCGGTGAGCCCGTCCCGCTATGTGCGCCTAGCCACCGCCCAAGCGGCCACGGGCTACACCATTGAGGCGATACAGACCAAGATCAAGCGTGGCGTCTGGCTGGAGGGGTATGAGTACATTCGCGCCCCAGATGGCAACGTGCTGGTGGATCTGGTGGGGTACGAGCGATGGGTAGAAGGCCAACGACGGGCGGGGTAGTACCGGCAGGCGACCGCATCACCGTGCGCTTCACATGGCAGGGCCAGGATCTGCGACCCACCCTGGACCTCAAGCCCACCGCTGCCAACCTACGCCATGCCCAGCGCCTACGTCAGACCATCCAGGACGCAATTAAGGCCGGCACCTTCAGGTTGGCCGACTATTTCCCCGACTACCGCTTCGCCGATCGCCACCAGGCCACCGACAGCGCTAGCACCCGCAGCTTTGGCCAATGGGCTGAGCTGTGGGGCCAGCTCGCGGCGCGCGACCTGGAGCACTCCACCATCAAAATCTACCGCACCCACCTGGCCGCCTACTGGACCTCGGCCTGGGGCTCGCTGGCGCCGCGCAAGATCAGCCACGAGATGGTGCTCACCAGGCTATCAGCCTTGGCGACGGACAAGTTCGATGACCAGACGGGGCTCACCACCAAAGGGCTCAGCCGCAAGACCCAGAACAACATCCTGATCCCGTTGCGTGCTGTGTTCGAGCTGATCTGCAAGTCGCTGGCCATGCCCAACCCCACGGACGGCATCAAGTGCCTGAAAGTCCAGGGGGGCGCCCCGGATCCTTTTACACCCCAGGAGATCGAGCTGATCCTGGCCGACCTTCGCCGGCCACGCGGCAAGATGAGCCAGGAGCAGGCGTTGGCCCTGACCGACTACTACGCCTTCGCCGCTTACGCCGGCCTGCGGCCCAGCGAACAGATCGCGCTGCGCTGGGTCGACGTGGACTTCAGGCAACGCACCGCCCGGGTCAGCCGCTCCAGTGTGCTCAAGCAGACCAAGGAGCGCACCAAGACCCACACCGCCCGCACCGTCGAGCTGAATGACCTGGCCTGGTCAGTGGTGGAGCGCCAGCGCGCCCGCACGCAGATGCGCCCCGAGGGCCTGGTGTTCCTCAACCCCTTTACCGATCGGCCCTGGAACACCGGGGAGGAGCAGCGCCGCGAGTGGCAGGCCAGCCTGCGCCGCGTGGGCGTGCGCCACCGGCCGCCCAAGGAGCTGCGCGATACCTCGGTGACCATGGCGCTGGCAGCCGGGGCGGATCCGTACTGGGTGGCCAGGCAGCATGGCCACTCGGTCCAGACCATGATGAAGGACTACGCCGGCTGGATCCCCAAGGCCGATCGAGGGCGCAACCTGGCTGCCGTGAATGCCGCGCTGGGTGGCGGGGTCGAGCCCGATTCCGCGATAGGACCGCGATAGCTCAGCGGCCAGTCAGGGAAAACCGTTGTGAATCAACGGCTTGACTGGAGCGGGTGAAGGGAATCGAACCCCAAAGCGAGCCCGCTGCAGACCACCGTAGCCCGGTGGGGTGGCCCGGTGAAGTGGTCTATAAAGGGCTGGAATGGTCCCATTCCGCGATGGATTCCGCGATAGCGCTGGCGCGATTCCGCGATCAGTCCAGCGCCTCCTTCGCTTCCTTGGTGGCCTTCTCCAGCTTGTCAGTCTGGCGCTTCATGCGGGAATCGAACTCCTCTTTGTCGATGCCGTTGGTGCCGTACTGGCGGGCGATCGAACTCATGTTGCGCTGGATCTCGCTGGTGTCACTGGACAGCTTCTGCACCAGGCGCAGCCTGGCAGTGTCCTCGGGGTAGGTCTTGACCTTGACGCCGATTGAGCTGGCCATGGCTTGGGGCAGGCTCTGCTCCCGACCAAAGGGGTCCGTCTTGCCCTTGCCCGCGTTCATCATCGACTGCCAGGAGTAGGTCTGCATCTGCCCACTGTCGGTGCCAGGGATGAGGTAGCCAGGCCCAGGCAGCGGTAGGTTGGGCGCCATCCACTTGAACAGGTAGTCGGCGACCTTGGCCGTCGCCTCGGCCGGCGTGTCGGTGTCCAGGATGATGGGTTGGCCGGTGAAGCTGGACTTGTTGAGCATCAGCTCGCCGAATAGCGCCAGCGGGCCGGCGGCCTGCAGCCAGCCAGGGATCGGCAGCGCTGAGTGGTTGCCCTGCAGATCGAACACGTCAGCCGCCGGAACCCAGCGCCGGGTGTCCAGGAACACGGGCTGGCCGTTCTTGTCATTCCAAGGCATCCGCATCGCACGCGGGAACACGCCCCAGGTAGAGCCCTGCAGCTCGGGCGGCAGGTTGCGCTTGCGCTCCTTGTCCGCGTCCTCCTTGGACATCCCCAGCATGGCGTAGAACATCGCGTTGAGCGCAGCGGCGGTGGCCATGTACTTGGCGATTTTCCAGGGCTTCCCGCGCAGCGCGTTGACCACCAGCGGGATGGCACGGTAGCTGAAGGCCACGAAGGGCAGCCCGGTCTTGCGCAGGGTCTGGACCCAGGGCGCGTTGATGTTGTAGTCGAGGAAGGCCTCACGCGCGGCAGTGCCGGCGTCCTTGTCCGACCGGCCAGCCTCCACCTCACGCAGGAACTTGGCCAGGCGGAACACGCCGTCCTCGGCCTGGTAGACTTGGACCATTTTCTTGAAGGGCAGCGCGGCCAGGCGCACCTCCTTCCTGGCGCCCAGTGCCGTGAAAGCCTCACTGATCCTGCCGTGGGCCGCCATGTTGATGATCTGGCTCAGCCGCGTCATGCCCAGCTCGTCGGCCTGCTTGGCTTCCAGCTCAGCCAGCAAAGGCTCAATGAAGCGCAGGTTCAGCTCGCGGGCAGCCATCGAACCCAGCTCGGCCCCAGAATCCTCGTAGCGCTCCAGCAGGGCCTGGGCCTCAGCCTTGCCCCGGTGCGCGTCCACAAGCGTCTTGAGCGAGCTTAGAATGTGGTGCGCGCCCAGGTCTGCCATGTCGGCCATGATGACGTTGGACATCACGTTATTCATGTGCACAGCCGGGCTCAGCGCCGTCTTGCTGATCTTCCAGGCCCGGGTCAGGCTGTGCCACCACTGGGCCAGCTCAGACTCAGGCACAGCCATCCGGTTGCGCATGTCATTCCAGACCACCGCTGGGACGTACTTGCCGGCGGCCCGCCCGTATTTCTTGAGCCCGCCGGTTTTGGCGATCGTGGTGTCAGGCACCTTGACAAACTCGTCGAGCTTGTAGGCCTTGGAGCTGAGGTAGGTGTCCGCGCCGCTGGCGATCTTGTCCTCGGGCACGGTGTCCTTGCCGTAGGTGTCGGCGATCCAGCCCAGGAACTTTTGGTTCTCGATGTCGCGCGTGGCACCCAGCACGGTCTTGGCAAAGGCAAAGCGCACCTCGTCGATCTCCCCCAGGCGCTGGCGCTCCTCGGGCGTCAGGTCGCGCCACAGGCCCACCTTGGTGGCCGAAGGGCCACCCAGCCAACGGGCTTCCCAGATGTGCTCTGGCGTAAATCCGATCGGAACCTTGTCGTCGGGCCGGATGTACTCGACCTTGTTGACCCGGCCGGTACTGTCGCGGCGCTCCACGCGCAGCAGCTTGTCGCCTGCCTTGATCTCGTCGACATGCTGGATCAGCTTCTCCTGGGCCACGTCGTCGCGGATCCCGCGCCCCTTGTAGGTGTCAGCCCGCACCGTGGCCGCCTGGCGCGACGACACCGAGCCAGCCCTGGCTTTCAGCGCCTCGTGCTCAGCGTAGGAGCGGTGCAGGTAGGCCAGCTTGTTGCGGGCATAGCTGTCCTGCGTCAGCAGGCCGGCGGCCACCGCCTCGCGGCCCAGGTTGTCGATGGTGCTGCGCATCTGCTGCAGCCGCAGGCGCGATGCCTCAGGCAGCTTAGCCAGCAGCTCGGCTTCGAGCTTGGTGTTGGGCTCCTGCTGCATCCACAGGTAGGCCACCCGGGACTCATCGCGGCTCAGGTCAGCCAGGCCGTCCAGGGTCTTGGTGGCCCGGCGCAGCTCCTTGTGGATCCCGATGTCCCGGTCCAGCCTGGCGTCCAGGTAGGGCCTGTCCAGGCCGAAGTCGGACACCAGGCCCATCTTGACCCGCTCGGGCACCACCTTGTCCACCAGCTTGCTGGCCAGGTCGAACACCGGGTTGGTCACCCAGTCCCGCACCAGGCTGCCGCCGGCCTTCTTCATGATCCAGTCCAGGGGACCGGAGCTGTAGTCAGCCTCGCGCTCGCCGGCACCCTTGGAAAAGTTCACGCCCCGCAAGCGAGCCGGCGCATCATTCGGGACACTGATGTTTTCAACAGCCTTGGCCCAGTCTTTCTCGCCCTCCCTAAACTTGCGCAGCGCCTCGTCGGACAGTACACTGGCGTCCGTTGTCTTTGGGGTTCGTTGCGCCGCCTGAACAGGTGGAGAGCTGGACTCAGGTTGGGATAGCCCCGGTTGATCGCCGGGTTGATGGGCATCAGGCCCCTCCTGTAGAAGTGCCCTGGCCCGAGACAACTCCCCTGACGGCAGCCACATCCGGCTGCCGTCCTTCATTGCGCTGGCCAGGTAGCTCGCCGAGTTCTCCTTGGGGTAGACCGAGGCCATGCGGACCAGCTTCATTTGCCGGTCCCCATTGCTCAACGTCTCACGCTTGAAGTGCGCCAGCATTGGCGCCCCCTTGGCGTCACGCGCAGGCAGCAACACACTCACCCCATCCTCGGTATAGATCACCGCACGCGGGCGGTTCAGGAGGTCTGGCAGGTTGGACAGCATCGCCTCAGTCACCCCGTCATCGGCGTGCCGGGTGCGGATGTGGTTCACCACGTCGCGGGTGATGACCCAAGGCTGGCGAGCGCCCAGGCTTTTCTCCCCCATCAGATAGGCGGCGTGTGGCGCCTGGTCAGCAATGACTGCACCCGTCTGGTCGTGGGACTTCATGTTCCAGGCGCGCTTCACGAAGTCAGCAATGCTGCGCTTGGTGGGTGGCGCCTCGCGCTCGGCGGCACCCTTGCTGTAGAGCACCGGCCTTTTAAGCGGCTCACGGGCCTTGATCGGCATGTTCCCTTCGAGCGCGTCGGCAGTGATCGCGGCGCGAGCCAGTGTGCTGCGGCTCACGCTCGCAGCCCGCACGTCGGGCCTGGCCAGGATCTCCTTGACAAGCGGCTCGGCGTCCTTGCCGTCCTGGGTGAACACATCCTTGGTGGGGTCGTAGTGGATGTCGCCCGCGCGAAACTCCGGGACCAGCTCACCCACGTTGCGCTTGATGGCCAACGCCAGGCGCGCGAAGTTTGCCTCGTGCGCTTTGGCCGTGGTGGCCTTGCTGTCCCAGCCGTAGATGCGTTGGCCAACGCCAGGCTGCATCGGCCCGGACTTGCCTAGCCTGGCTGCGCCGCTGAACATCTGCTCGGTGCGCCGGTAGGTGTTCACGCCGGTCAACCCGTTGGGGTCAGGCAGGATCTTCATGTGGTACTCGTCAGCTACCGCCTGAGCGAACTGGTACAGCACCTTGCCAGCGCCAGTGCCGCGATCCAGGCCGGCAGCGTGGACCACGAAGTTGGCATGTGCGCCCGCGCCACGGTGCTCCAAACTGGCCTCGTGAGTCACCCCTTTGAGGTCGCGGATGGTCACCTCGAAGTGATGCGAGCCTGCACGCTCAACATTGAGCCTGTACCCGGTCCCCAGCAGCAACTGTTCGCCCACGTCGTTCATCACTTCCAGCGTGGTGCTGCCCTCAGCCTGCGACATCCTGCCGGAAAACTCGAAGGCACCCCGGTTGGCTGCGATCTGGCGCCAGGCCTTGGTCAGCCGGGTCACCGCTTTGCTGTCCACGCTGCTCAACAGGTCATAGCCACGCCGGAACAATTCGACCGAGGCGGCAATGCGCTGGATGTACGCTTGGCCCGCCTTGACCGTCTCAAGCCCCAGCAGGCTCAGTGCATGGCCAGCGCCCAGGAGAGTGGGTGGCGCAGCATTCCAGGACTTCTTGCCCATCCGCTGGATGATCTGCCCCTCGTCGGGGTGACCCTGGATCCACAGCGGCGCGGTCCACTTCTCGTATTCGTCTCCGTCCTTGCTCTTGGTGAACTTGAGCTTCGGAAAGGCGTCCTCAGCGTGCACGCCCATCGCAGCGATCTTGTCGTCGCTGATCTGCTGCACATCCTTGGCGGCCTGGCGTGCCAGGTCCATGTCGTTGAAGCCCGACTGTTGGGCTTGCAGCTCGGATTGCAGCGCGATCTTGTCGTCTTTGGACAGGCCTGGCTTCTTGTCCTTGACCTTATCGGTGAGATCGCGGTCCAGGTTGAAGGCGTCGTACTCCTCGCGGTCCTTGGCGCCACGCGACTCGACCGTCTTGCCCAGCGAGCCCTGCTTGTCCTTGGCCGGCAGCGAGCGCTCCAGCTCACGCATCCCGGCGTCCACCGAAGCGTCCCCGGTCATGGCGTGCTCGATGGGCAGCAGGCCCACCTTCTGCTCGGCAAAGCCACGTTCGATCAGCGGGCCGGCGCCGCGCTCACCCGTGCGGTCACCGCTGAAATTCACCCAGGAGTTCTGGCCCCGCGTCTCGCTGGTCAGCGCCCAGCGGGCCAGCGGATCGTTGGTCATGGCCATGTGGTTGCGCCAGGCGGCCTCCTCCCCCTTGGGGCCGAACTGGGCATCGCTGACGTTGTGGGCGAAGTAGTCGTGCACCGCCCGCAGCAAGTCGTTGTTGAGCAGCGGGACACCGTTGATGTCCTTGCGCCCCGAGGCCTTGAGCAGTGGGTGGTTGTCGTACTTGACGCCGGGCGGGCCGAAGCTGTCCTTGTCGGTGCCGTAGATGAACAGGTGGTTGTGGTCAGCCACGTCCTGACGCATGGCCTGGGAATTGGCGTAGGGCTCACCGTCACCCTTGTAGACCTCGACCTTGATGGGCAGCGCATCGTACTGACGCTTGACCTCCTTGCCCAACGCGGCGTAGGCCTTGCGCACCAGCGGGTTGGCCAGGTCATCCTGCGGCATCGCCTCGTAGTCGGCGGCGATGCGCTTATGCAGCTTGCGCTGCTCGGGCGTGATCTCGCGGGTGTCGGCCGGCTTTACTTCTTGCCCGTGGAGCTGCTGGGCGACCCGCTTGGCGGTTTCGCTGGCGAGCGCTTGCCGGGGACGAACATCGCCCGCAATGTCTGCGTAGGGGATGACTCCTCGGTCGCTGGCGTCTCCAGGTTCACCGTAACGCCAGAGGCGCGCAACCGCTCGTCGTGTGCTCGCGCCATCTGCGCCAACAGCGGCAACTGCTCGGTCGAATCCGTGCTCGAACTCGGTGATGGCGTCTGATTTTTCGGGGTCGCCGACATAGTAGGCCTCAATGTGTTTGCCGCTGAAGTTCAAGCCACCCAGACCGGACTCGTCAATCACCTGCTGGACGCGGCTGCGCTCCAGTGGTTTGGCCAGGTCGATGCGCCGCACCACGGTGTTGAAGGATCCGTCAGGGTGGGTGGTGCCCTCGATCTCCTTGGCGGGTTGCAGCACATGGATCTGCTGCTGGTTGAAATTATCGGCGAAACGCGCCATGGCCGCGAGCACCTGCCCGCGCGACTCTGGGGGGAAGCTCAGCTCCATGCCCAGGCTGGGTTCCAGCTCGCCGAAGTACAGCCCCTTGTTGTCATGGAAGGCGATCTTGACACCCTTGATGCCCGAGGTCAGGTGCTCGATGGCGTTCTTAGCGATGGCGTTCAGGTGCTCGGCTGCGCCAGGCACGCCGGCATTGGCCCGCTCCCGGGCCTGCTTGAGCCCCGGGATGGTGTCGGTTGCGGCCGACAGGTTGATGGCCACCTTGTCGTCCTTGGGTGCGCGCTGGGACGCGACCTGGGTGTCGCCCTGGATCTCGCTGACCTTGGCGGCCTGGTTTTTGGACAGCACCTTGTTGGCACGCTCCTGGACATGCTTGCGGGCGGCCTGCACCAGGCTCAGGATCTCGGCCCGGCTGAAGGCCAGCTTGATGCCCAGCTTGTTCAGCAGCGGGCGCAGCGCCTGGCGGACGGCGGTGACCAGCGAATCGACCAGGCCGGGCTTGATGCCCATCTCAGCAGCCCTGGCCAGCGTCTCCATGGCCACCTCGTTAGGGGTGGCGTCCGGGTACATCAGGCGCACCGCCTCGGTGCTGACGTAGCGAGGGTTGCCGATCTTGACCTGGCCGTCCGAGCCCAGGTCACTGGGCTGCACCTCATCGCTGAGCACGCGGCTCACGTCGGCCAGCGTGCGGCGCAGCAGCGCACCGCTGGGATCCTTGGCCATCAGCAGGCTTTCCATGCCGTGGTGGCCCACCACCTCATGGGCCAGCACCTCGGCCAGGCGGCGCTGGCGCGTGGCCTCATCCTTGCCGCCGATCGCGTCCAGCACCACGGTCACCTTGCCGGTGGCACGGTCATACCAGGCCTCGGTGTTGTTGGACCTGACCGCACCATCGGGCACATCAGCCTCACTGCGCACCAACTGCACGTCGAGCTTGTCGGCGCCCGGGAAGGTGTCGCGGAAAGTGCTGACCGTGTGGGCAGCGCCAGCGTCGTCGGCCCCCACCGCCTTGCCCTCGGGCATGGACAGGTCAAAGGCACTGAAGCCGATCTTCTTCAAGCGCGTCAGCGGCACCTGCATCCCGGCCCGGTAGCCTGGCGCGTTGCCGATGGGCTCCTCACCCAGCATCACGTTGGCGCGGTTGTTGTCGTCGACAGAAGCAACCCGGCCACGGATGGTCTTGCCCCGGTAGCGGAAGCTCACCACGCTGCCCACAAAGGGGTGCTCGCCAGCCGCGTCACCAGCTACAGGGGCAGCTTGTTCGCCGCGTCCTGCTCCATCAGATACAACCTCCCCGCTGCCCGCTGCAGCACCCTGGGGAGCGCCAGGCTTTCCCCCTGAGGTGTGTTCGTCCGCCACCACAGGAGATACCTGGCCTCGGCCAGACTCATCTGCCGCGCCTCCACTGGGCGCCTCAGCCACCCGGGGAGCTGGCGCTTCAGGCTTTGGCGCAACTTCTTTGCTGGGGACATCGGTCACCTCCTGTGACTGGTCGCGGCGATGCTGGGCCTGCAGCACGTCATCCGTCAGGCCCATCTCGGCACGCTGCTGGCGGGCCGTCTGGCGCGTGGACTGGCCCTGGGCCGCCGCGATCTCGCGCTCAACCCACTGGTTGTGCAGCTCAGCCACCTGAGCGGCTGACATCACCCGGGCGTCACCCGCCTCGTTGGCCACGATCGTGCGGCTGCTGGCATCAGGGGGTGGCAGGCGCGGAGCATTGGGATCAATGCCCGGGCCTCCGCCCTGATCGCCGGGTGGGCCGCCAAGCTGCTGCTGGCCGTCCACCACCTCCCAGTCGGGGCGCACTACCGGAGCTTCGAGCCGAGGCGCACCCCCTTCGGGTGGGTTGTCGATCACGTCCTTGGCGGGGATCGCATCGCCCGGGGCTGGCTTGGCGCCACCATGCAGCTCGCGCATACCAGCGAGCGGCCCCATCGCAGCGCCCAGCGCCAGGTTTTGCGCCGAGCCCTGGCCGGGATCCACAAGCTGCGAGCCGGCGGCCTGGTTCATGGACTCGTTGGTGGCCACACCCTGTCCCACCATGAAGGCTGAACCCTCGGCCGAGCCAGCGGCGGTCCTGGCCGCGAACCGGGAGGCTGTGCCCTTGATGTGGTTGAGCAGCCAGCTCGCCCCCGCCTTGCTGAATATATCGGTGAGCAAGCCCCCGCCGGCTGCACCCATGACCTCACCGGAGCGGCCAGCCGCTTGCGTCACCAACGCCCGCGTGTCACTCAGCGCACTGTCGGTGCTCGCCCCGGACTCAACCAACCCCTTGTACATCGGGGTATCCCTGAGCTGCTGGTCAGTGACTGCATCAGCAGCCTCCTGGGCTTGCCCACTCATCTGGGCTGCCCCTACAGCCATCGCTCCTGGTGGGCCAGCCACAGCGCCACCCACCACGATGTCCGCCAAGGAGCCCAACAGGCCAGGAAAAATGTGGGCGTAGGTTTCCGCCGAGGCATCCGGGTTGACGTGGAACTCCCCCTTGAGGATGCTCCCCTCCACCGCCGACTTGGCGGCCTCTCGCTGCCCCTTGTCGGACATCTGTTCGCGCATCAGCGCGCCAAAGGCCTGGGCGTTTTGGCCGCGCGATTTCAACCACTCTCCGACAGTGTTGGCCACACCAGACTCGCGCCGGTCCTTCAGCTCCTTGGCAGCTTGCTGGCTGGCCTGGTCAGGCTGCTGTGCCAGCTCAGCCTCGGTGTTCGAGGGGTCGGCCATCATCGAGCCCACCCCGCGCACCAGGCTGCCGCCGACGTTGCCCACCACCTGGCTGGCAGCGTCGATCCCCAGATCCTTGGCCACCCGCAGGGCGCCCGCCACCATGGACGGCGCCGTGCGCTTGTTGAACAGCTCTGTGACAGCGCCAATCTGGTCGGTTGGCACCGTGGGCAGCACCACCTTGTTCAGGTAGTTCTGGCGCACCTGCTCCTGGTCGTCGTCGCTGAGCCGATTGAAATCAGGATCAGCCGCGATGGCAGACCACTGCGGCGGCTGGGATGGGGCAGCGCCAGCAGCCGGCGCATCCCCCTTGTCAATGCGGCCCAGCACGTCGGCCACATAGCTCGACACCGACTTGCCGTTGCCGTCCACCGCGTCATGGATGAACGGGGTGCCCCCTTTGGCGTTGATGTTGCCGGGGCCGCTGAAGTAGCCGGCGGCCATGCGTGCTGGATCCCCGTTGGTCCTGTCGCCCAACATCTTGGCGTAGCGGATCCCGGCAATGATCTGGTGCGTCGGGTTGTTGGGGTCACCGTCAGGCAGCATGGCCTTGAAGGTTTTGGGCAGCACCTGCATCCCGCCTTGTGCGCCGTCCACCGAGGTCTTGGCGTTGGCGCCCGAGCCAGACTCCTGACCATACAGGGCACGGATCACGGGCGCGTACTTGTCGGCGCCCTCCTGGCGGATCAGGTCGTCGATGTTGGACGTGCCGGCCTGGAGTGGGGTAGCAGCGGGCGCAGCAGCAGGCGCCGGCTGCGGGGCCGGCGCGCTGTACGGGTCATAGGTCGTCGAGAGGTTCGACAGGTCGAGATCCATGCCTGCTCCAGGTCAGAAGCCGAACTTGCTTTGCACGTCCGCAGCAGTGGGGGGCGTGCCCCCTTGGGTGGGAGCGGCGGGAGCTGCACCGGGCTGGGTGCCGCTATCGCGCATGGCATCCTCCAAGCTGTACTTGGGGCTGGTCTTGCGCATGGCGAGCACGCGGTCCAGCAACTTGCCGATGGAGCTGGCGATCGCCTGGGGCTGTACCTGGGACTGACCACTCTGACTGGACTGCAGCGCCATCTTTTCGGCCAGCGCCTGCGCCGACTCGTACAGGTCGCTGTACTCAGGCTTGACCGCGCCAATGGACTGCATCGGGCCAGGAGGCTGACGCATCCGGGTGTCCAGGGTCTTCAGTGCTGGCGCCACCGCCTTCTCGCGCAAAGAAGCGATGCGTTCATCACGCAGGCCACCAGGCGCTGCGCCCACCACGTTGACGGACGGAGCCGTCCCCAGCGGGTGCTGCCCGTTGTAGACCGCCGCGCTGCCGTCGCCCAGCGAGGTCACCTTGGTGTCGACCATCTGCGGCGCGAGCACCTGACCACCAGGCGCGGACATGGCCAGCTTGCGCACCAGGTCAGCGGGCCTGGCCACAGGCTGGCCACTCTGGTCCATGATGGGCTTGCCCTTCTTGTCCACCATCACCGCCATGATCTGGCCGCTCTCCTTGTCGGGGGCGTAGCGAATGCCGGCGATCTGGTCGTTATGGAAGACGTTTTTGACCAAGCTCTTGGTGGCGTCGGAATCGGGGTCGGTCTGCAGCGCCAGCAAAGCGCTGCCCAGTGCGGCCTGGCTACGGGCTGCTGGCCCAGTCATCACGGCATGAACCACCTGATCGTGGTTCTCGCCTTCCAGCAGCGGCTGGATCTTTTTCTTGAACTCCAGGTTGGCCGTCTCCAGGCTGTTGGCCAGCTCGGCGGTGTAGCGGCGGCGTAGGCTCTCGGCGGCCTTGCCGTTGCCGTCACGCAAGGCGTTGTCGATGGCAGTCTTGTAGTTGGCCAACGGATCGGGTGCCGGCGCAGGTGCGCGGGCACCGGGCGCCTGGCCCGTGGTCACCGCCTGCACCAGGGGCGACGAGCTGGCCTGACCGGGGTTGGGGATGTCGGCCTGGGGTTGGACCCCCATGGAGGCCATGGGCGCAGTGGGCGGCGGTGCGGTGGGCGCGGTGGGTGTGCTGCTGTCCGCTGCGGCAGGCTGGGCCATTGGCGCAGGAGCAGGGGCGGGCGGCGGGGGCGCCTGGTCGGACAGGTCGCGCGCGGCCACGCTGCCCGAGTTGACACCGTAGGAGCGCACCGCCTCGGCGTTGCTGCCGGTCGGGTTCACGCCGTCGAAGCTCGACTCATCCTGCGCAGTGCCCTGGGGGCGGCTGGCGGCGCTGCCGCTGGCCACCGGCACACCGGGGCCATCCACGCCGCTGGCAGCCGCGCTGTTGCTGCTCTTGGTCGCGGCGTTGAGGTAGCTGTCCGAGGCCTTTTCTGAATCAAGCCGGCGCTGATCCAGCTCGTTCTGGATCTTGCGTGCATCGGAGACTCCCTTGGAGGCTGCCCGCGAATCGAGGTAGCGGCCAGTCTCCTCGTAGCCATCCATGAAGGAACCAAGCTGGATGCCCATCAGTTGACTCCCGTGATGGCAACGCTGCGGTTGCTGCGCTGCAGCCGCTCCACGTCTTCGATGTTCTGCTTGAGCGCGCCCTGCAGCACACCGATGGCGTCGATGATGCTGATCGTCTTGCCGTCGCCCACACCCGTGGCCTTGGCAAAGTCCTGGGCATAGGTGCCGATGTGCTCACCCTCATCGCCAAACCCTGGCATGTAGGTCCAGCGTTCCAGGCGCATGGACTTGATGGCCTTGGTCAGCTTGCGGCCCTCGATCGGCGCCTTGCCCGTCTTGATGTTTTCGTCGGACGGGAACACCCCTTTGCTGGCGAACAGCGCGGCGATGCTGCCCAGGCCTTTCATGGTGTTCTGGTCAGACTGCATCCCGAACTGGTCGCTGGCCAGGCCAAGTTGCCCCGACGAATTGAACATGCTCGAAGCGCCCAGTTGGCCGCTGGTGTACTGCTGGCCAATGCCGCCGTTCAGGTTGATTGGGGTCGAGCCAATGCCTGTCCCGGATCCAGCCGTCTGGTTGCCCACCTGCACGCCGGCCAATGCCGTCGAGGCCTGACCCTGGCCCACGCCGATCAAGCCGGCACGGGCCGCCACGCCGCGTTGCTGCTCGCCAATTCGAGCCGAGTTTTCAGCGCCAGCGCGAGCGGCGGCACCCAGCACGTCCTGCACACGGTTGGCCGAGGTGGCGGCACCGGAGTCAGGGGCCACCCCCATCGAAGCCTGGTAGCGCTCGGTGGCGCCGCGCTGGGCGTCGATCTGGGACTGGACCCCAGAGCCAGCCGTGGCAGCGGCCTGCTCCTGGCGGGCCGACGACCCCATCTCAGCCACATCCTTGGAGTACGCCTCCAGGTTGGGCTGAAAGATGTTCGTCTGGTTCTCGAAGTTCTGCTTGTTCAGGGCGTCCGTGTATCCCAGATTGGTCTGGTTGGACTCCATGTACTTGTCGATGTAGGGCTGCAGCTTGGCCAGGTAATCCTTCTGGTCCTGGTACTGCTGCTTGTTGAAGCTGAGCTGGTCCCGGCCGAGCTGGTAGTTGGCCTGCGAGGCAGCGTCAGCCGCGCCCGAGCCGCCGCCGCCAGACATCGCCCCCAGCACCAGGCCACCCACCAAACCACCCGCAATGAAAGCCCCAGCCATTCAGTCCTCCAACATCTCAAGCGCCTCAATGGGGGGCGCTGGCCGCACATACATGGGCTCCGCAAACAGCTTGGCCTCGATCACCGCCAGGTCTTGCTCATCGTCCGGGTTCAGGTGAATGGTGGTCCAGACCGTGTGCTCCAGCGTCAGGCCTACGCGCTTGGCGCCCGGGTAGGACGGCAGGTGTGCACCCGCCTCCAGCATCTTCATGCCCTGCTCGGTCCACACAGCGATCCGGCCCTTGGACACGATGCAGTAGTGCTCGGTCGTGTGGGTCCGCCCGGTCAGCAGCGTGCCAGCCGGGATCTCCAGCTCGCGCAGGTAAATGCCAGGCGCGAAGTGGTGGCGGGTGACCGTGGCCACCTCAGGCAGATCGGACGCGATGTACTCCTCCAGCCGCCGAATCTGGGCGATCGTGGGGACTTTGGGCAGCATGGGCTGCAGGGCGTCAGGAAGGATCAGGTCGTCCATCCTGGCAAAGTAGCAGCGAGTGCTCAGGTTGGAGTGGTCAGCTTCACTCGGAGCCGCCGACCGGGCCTTCGGAGTGGATGGCGTCCAGCGTAAAGCCCGCCACCTTCAGGCGCCTGGCCAGGTGATGGCCAGCACTTCCTGCGCTGTAGTGGCGGTATCGATCTGTTTATGTAGCGCGCGGGCCGTGTCATAGATCGCGCTGACCTGTGCTGACAGCGCCAGGCCGGCGCCGATCATGTCGGCACCTGACAGGGTTCGCTCCGTGTTGTCAGCCAGCGTCCAGTCAATCGAAAACGACTGCCCGGCTTGCGCTGCGAGCATGGCTGTTTGCACGGCGCCCATCACCTTGGCCGTGCTGTCCCGGTCACAGTCGAACTCGGACCCATCCCAGGCGTACGTGCTGTACTCACGGGCCGCGCGCTCAGCCTTGATCGCCTCCCACTGCGCCGCCTTGATCGCTGGCAAGTCGCGTGGGTCCACCCACTGCTTGCCTTGCACGTCCCACACCGCCCAGGGCTCAGGGCGATCACCCTTGGCCACCCACTGGCCGCCATCCCACCAGGCATCAAGCGTGTCCGGGCAGGGGTCCACGTCAGTGCAGTCTGGCGGGGTGTTCAGGGCAAGCGTTTCCTGCGTTCCGCAGCGCAGGGTTTTGACCAGTTCACCCATGGCGTCAATGATGGAGCGGTGAATAGTCATCTTTTAACCTCGATGGCGTACAGGCCCCGATTACAGCAATAGAGTGGGTATGTCCCATCACCGTTGTCATACACCTCCAGGGTGTAGGTATGCGATCCGGCGCCCGGTAGATCAGTGAATGGCGGCATACTTCCACCGCCTATTTGTCCGATACCAGGCGACCCGCCGCCGACGCGAAATACCACTGTGCCGTCGCGGCTCAATTTCCAAGCATAGGTACCATCGAACGGAATGTCCGTGACAAACCCAGCCAGCAAGAGAACAACTGCGCCAGTTGAATCTATGGTCACCGACTGAATGGTTGTCCAATACCCTATGGTTCCAATGGCACTTCCGGTTGTATAGGCAGCCGCCTGTACAGTGACGGCCTCCGGCACCAAATTGTCGGTAACTACCAGCGCGCCATTGATGGTTACTGTGGTGCCGTTGAAGCTGATATTCTTGGTGCTATTACCTGCGGCCCAGGTGCCAGACGGGTTAAATACTGCCCCGGTGCCGGTCATGGATGTGCCAGAAACCAGCGGGGATGACCCCACCTGGACAGTACCGTTAAAACTCCCGGTGGCGGCCGACAGGCTGCCAGCAAAACTCCCGGTGGCGGCCGACAGGCTGCCAGCAAAGCTGCCGGTGGCAGCGCTGAGCGAACCGGCAAACGTCCCCGCGCTTGCATAGACCGTACCGCGCACCACCACGTCGTTGAACTCGGCGTAGCCGGTGGCGCCCAGGTAGAAGCCGGCCGTGCCACCCACGTAGTTGGAACTGTCCAGGTAGGCACCCACCTGCAGCGAGCCGGCCTCCAGCTTGTTGATGTTGCAGGAGGCGATCAATGCGTCGGTGACCGCCAAGGTCTGGATCATGGCCGTGCTGATAGCCGCATTGGCGATCACGCCCGAGCCGGCGGTGATGGTGCCGGCGATCAGGCTGGCTGCTGCAATCGTGCCGGCCACGATGTCGGCGCCGTCCTGCTGCGCCGTCCAGGTCGTGCCGGCTGCGTCCACCCGGTAGACCTTGGTGTCGGTGGTGTTGACAGCAATGGTGCCCGGCGGGTAAGTCGCACTGGGCAGCGCGGGCAGTAACGCCACCATGAACACGGGGTTCGTGCCGGTGGCGAACTTGATCGGCGTGATGTTGCCGTCCGCGATGTTCTGGGCCTCAACGATCTGCGCACCCAGGTCAGAGTTGCCTACCTGGCCAATGACGATGGACACGCCATTCGTTCCACCTGTGGGGGTGGCCTGGCTCACATTGCCAGCCGTCACCGCCTTGACCCAGTAGTGGCGCCGTGTACCTAGCCGCCCGGCGGCAATGAAAGAATTGGTAGACAGCGCGGCCGAGCCGATCAGGATGGCGTCACCGAAGGTGGGCAGCGGGCCGCTGCCCGAGTACACCGCCTCATAGACCTCGGTGATGGCGTTGCCTCCCCCTTGGGTGTAGGTCGGAGCATCCCATTTCACAAACGCACCAGCAAACAAGCTGGTCACCGCCAAGCCCGTGATGGGGGTGGGTGGCGAGCTATCTGGTGGGCCGCCCTCCCCCACCTCAATCCCGCCCCCGGTGCTGATGGTGCCGCCGCCGATCTCCTTGATGTAGCCCAGGGCGATCAGGTCGCGCCGCAGGATCATCTGCGCATCAGGCTTGCCGCGCAGGCCGCAGCGCACCTGCAGCATCTCGGTCAGCGCGCGGGCGAAGGCATAAGCGTTGTCGGTCGTGAAGTCCTGACGATCGACCGATGGGAGATCGGGGATGTCGGTGCTCACTTGATCGCCTTCAGCTCACCGATCCCCGTGGCCAGGTTGACCACTTGCACACCCGTGGCGCCAGACAGTGACACCTGCCACTCATCGCAAAGAAGGCCGGGGGGCAGCTTCTGGGCTGCGCGACTGGGGATGGTCTTGTTGGTGACCAGAGCCACCCCGTCATTCCATACCGTCACCGTGACCGGGTAGCTGTCGGCGATCACCTGGACCAGCTTGAAGTGAGTGGGCTTTTCAGCGCGACGCACACCGCTCTTGTGCAGGCCGGTGAGCAGCGCTCCGGTGTCCCACTTTTGCACATTGGTGCCACTCAGCACGAACAGCGCGGCCTGGATCTCGTCCCAGTACAGGTCGGCAAAGCCGGTGGTGTAGTAGTAGATCCCGCCCGGGTTGGCCAGGTCGATGACAAAGCTGTGGTCCTCACCGGACACCGTGTACGAAGCCACGTAGAGCGTGTTGAGGAGCTGGGCGGCACGCATGGTGCTGGGCGCCAAGGCCGTCCACTGCTGCAGGCTCAGCACCGCGTCGGTCAGCACGACGCCCCCGTTGTCGCCCACCATCACCAGCCCGGCCGGCGAAGCCCAGACAACCCCCATGGCCGAGCTGACGATCGAGCGCTTGGACACGCAGGCCTGCTTGAACCTGAGTGGCGCCATCGACATCGACGATGGGATGCCGCCGGTCACGACGTAGTGCTGGCCAGTGGTCAGCACGATCAGGTTCTTGTTCCACACCCCCAGGCCGACGATGGTGTCCTTGGTGGACAACGCATACGCATTGGGCCAGGCGAAGTGCCGGTAGGCCTCACAGAAGTACAGCTTCTTGCCAACGAAGGCCGCAAAGATCCCGTCCCACAAGGCAGTGATGCCCGTGAGCCCAGGGTCAGGCATGTCCCAGTACAGCGAGGGCAGCGTCTCCACAAAGCTCGCACTGCCGGCCGCCTCGGTGTAGGTGCTGGTAGCCACCGGAAGCTCGGCCTGGAAGTAGAAAGTGGCCGCCCCGTTGGCGTTGGGCTGGGTTCGGTACAGGCGCCAGGTGGTGTACACCCGGCCATCAGACGGCACGGTCGAAACCCTGTTGATCGACACCTCGGCGTCGGTGTTGCACGTCAGCTTGATCGACACAGGAGACGGGGCCGACTCCTCCCTTTTGTCGCTGACCCAGGTAGCCAGGTAGTAGCGGGTTTCAGCGTCTCCCGTGCCGGCCACGGTGATGCTGGGCAGCGGCGGGTTGATGGGGGGCGGCATCCCCAGTGGGCGCGAGGTGACCGGATAGGGTGGGCCACCACCCAGCATGGTGTTGTCAAACCACTTGGGGATGCCGTCGCCTGTGATGAAGGTGCGCTCAGCGGAGTCCGACCCCAGGAATCCCGTGACCGCATCCACATCCGCACCCCAGGAGCACCAGTAGGCGGTGTCGCTGGGGGCGTCTCGGCCCAGCCGGTAGATCGTTTTCTGGCTGGCCGGGACCGTGGCCTTGTTGGTGGGTGCACCCCAGGGGCGGAAGTCTACAAAGTCGGGCCGCAGGTTCTGGCTGTCCACACCGATCTGTACAGGCAGCAGGCGTGCCGACTCCTTGGTGGCTGCACCCTTGAAGCCTGAGAACTGAAGCAGCATGGCGGCCTCAGAACGGGTAAGGCTTGGTCGTCAGCGGCTGGCTGTCGACCCCACGGTCGGCGCTGATCCTGGTGGCGGCCATGCGGCGCATGAACTCATCGCGCTTGCTGGCGGCCAGGCCAGCCTGGGACCAGGGGCGGTCGGACATGCTCAGCAGCCGTGCCAGGGCGCCCACGATGATGTCCTCCCGGTACTCGTCGAGCACGCTGTCATCCACGCCTGTGGCGTCCTCGGTGGGCGTCAGCGCCACGGTCATCACCAGACTGGTGGTGGTGGCATCAGCGGGCGCAGGCGCCAGCCAGAACTGGCCAGCCGCCACGTCGGCGCGCTCACGCACCAGGTAGAGCGGCACGCCCTGCCTGGCGGCCCACTCGCCATACAGGTCCACCATGTAGGCTTCGCTCTTGGGCAGCAGCGGTTTGCCCAGCCAGGACGCGGCAATGATGGACACCAGGCGCGTGCCGGCCGGCACCAGGGGGTTGGGGTTCGCGCGTGCGCCCAGGCCACCCGCGTCGGCCACGGATCCGCGCAGCCGGTAGCAGCGGGTCTTCTTGCACCACTCGATCACGGTGCGCTTGACGGCATCGTCGACCTTGGCCACAGGGCACCCACTCGCGTCGGGCAGGAGGTCGGTGCGCAGAGCTTTCCACAAGGTCATGCTCAGCTCCTGGCCAGCGACGGATCCATGGCGCGCATCATGTCGGCGTGAGCCTTGAGTGAGCTACCAAACAGACCAAAGAAGAACTCGCCGCGCGGCTGGTCGGCAGCCTGTTCGACTTGCTCCAGCAGCGTGCGGCCCACGACGTAGTGCACCAGGTCGTCCACGTAGCGGTCGTCGATCGTGATGGTCTGTGTCGAGGAGCCGCCAAAGGCGTAAACCTCAGCCCCTGGGTTGCCCCCCGCAGGGATGGCCACCGGCAAGGACTGGTAAGCCGCCAACACCCAGATCGCCGCGTTGGGCTTGGGCAGGGTCAGGAACACCTGGGGGTAGCGTGCATCGAACACGTACTCCTCAACCATGTCCGAGGACTGCGTTGGCCAATCGGGGTTGGCTGCCGTGGCGGTGTCAAGCGACACCAGGCGGATCGCGCTTCCCTCGGTCAGGCCGTCCGAGCCCATGTTGCAGATCAGGCTCGTGAGGAACATGCCCCTCACCGTGACGGACGCGCTGCCGTCCATGGGGATCATGTTGGCGGACGCGATCGAACTGATGTGCTGGCGCGACTTGTTCGCGGTGAGCTTGATCGAATCAACGCGCGACGAAGCCCAGGGGGCGATCTTGCAGACCGCTACCTGGGCGTCGTTCAGCGTCTGGACGAGATCAATCTCGGGGAATGAGGTGTACTGCGCGGGAGCGGCATCGTTCAACAGCACGCCAGCCCGGTAGAGGACATCCTTGACCAGGGCAGAGGGCATGTGTCATCACACCTTGCCGGCCGCTTCATGCAGTCGGTTGAGCAGCGTCTCGTACTTGGCCTGGGTGGGTGCGGCACGGTGGAAGGCCCGCTTGTATTCATCCTTCAGCTCGTCGAAGGTCATGTTCTCGAAGCGGTCAGGCGGCGTGCTGTCACCCTGTTGGCCAGCGCCAGCAACCGTTTGCTCGGCCGGTGCAGCCGGTGCAGTCTGCGGGGCTTGACCCGTGGCGGCGTCAGGCGGCAGAGCGTCGTCCTCATCGGGCGGCAGCTCGTCCTCATCATCCGGGGGCAGCTCGTCGTCGCTGTCGCTCAGCGCGCCGTCCGAGTCGCGCCAGGCGCTGAAGCCAGGCCGGCTGAGGATGTCGGCTGCGTGGGTGTCGTTGTCCACGGTGGCCAGCATGGGGGTAGACCGATTGCCGCTGCGCCGCTCAAACTTGTACGTCACGCCGTCCAGCGTGACATGGTTGTCGATCTCAGGGATCGTACACTCGATTCGCATGAACACTCCTCAGGCGGGCGTCCTGCCCGCACCTGGATCACAGACCGTAGAGGCTGGCGCGGTAGCTGATGACCAGCGAGATGGTCCCGGACTGCTGGGTCGCCGGCACGGTGCCAATCAAGACACCCACCGAGCGATCCGTCTCCAGCGGCTTGAGGCGCCACATCGACGTGTTCGTGGCCGCAGGCCGCGCGTTACCGCCAGTCTGGCCCACGTTCGAGCCAGAGATGAGGGTGCCCGAGATGTTGCCGCCGTCCCCGTTGGCATCAGTGGACAGGCCGGTCTTGCCGCTGTTCAAGATGCCCGCCGACATCAGCGCCGCAGGCGAACCGTTGCTGTCGATGTCGTCGCTCACCAGCTCGATGTTGGTCAGCACATGGCCCGCCGGCAGCCGACCGAACTCGATCACGTCGTTGGTCGTCAAGGCCGCAGCCACAGCGCCCAAGTAGTTGACCATCGCGGTGCTGACGGCAAAGTCCATCTTGGCGGACAAGACCTCGCGGCCCTGCGCGTTGGGGAGCGTCTTCTTGCCGGTGGCGAAGTCGGTTTTGTACAGGGTGGCCATCGTGTTCTCCAGTAGCCGAAGGGATCAGGAAAGGACGCCCGCCGATCAGGGCGCCACAGCAGCGCTGTCGATGGTGTAGGTGCCGAAGTCGTAGCTCGTGCCGTCGATCGCAAAGCTGGTCTTCTTCACGCCGAAGATCGAGCTGGTGGTGATGACGGCTTGGTTGCCGTTGTCGCGCGACTCCTCGTTCCAGTCGAAGCGCAGGCCGGTGCCCGGAGAACCGAAGGCGACCACGCCAGCCTGGCGACCCATGAACAGGTTGCGCACCACCGAGATGTTGCTGCTCGCGCCGCCGTCCGTGCGGTTCAGCACGCCGCGATGCTTGTGCATCACCACCCCGTTGTACATGCCCAAGGCACCCTTGAAGATCGGGTTGTTGCGGCCCTCGGCCGCAGCAGCCGCCTTCTGGATGTCCAGCCACTGGCCAGAGCCGGCGTTGGTGCGAACGTCGAACTCCGACCACGGGTGCATGACCGTGATGTAGGTGTCCTCGCCGTCGATCGAGCAGGGCTGGATCGCCGGCACACCCGAGGTGCCACCGCCCAGCGTCGAGGCGTTGGCCACGCAGCGGTCGATGTCCGTCAGCGTCATCTTGTCGCTGGCCAGGATCGTGCCAAACGTCTTCTTGTTCGAGACGTAGCTGTGCAGCGAATCCGGTGCGACGAAGGTGTTGGTGGCGAAGCCGGGATACCCGGAACCGTAGGTGTAGTCACCGTTGACGAAGTTGCAAGCGCCCGAGCCCGAGGTGCGGAAACCGCCAGACAGGTACAGGAACAGCAGCTCGTCAAAGATCCGCGCCCACCATTCACCCTGGCGTGCCCGCGCAATCTTGCGCAAGTCGTGCAGAGTGCGCTTACGGGTCATGCGGCCACCCGTGTTCACACCACCGCGAGCCTGGTCGATGAAGACCGCATCGCTGTAGAACTTCATGTCCTCCTCGTTGCCTTCGAGGGTGTTGTCACCTTCGATGGGCTGCATACGGAGTTGCAGCACGAGGTCGTAGGAAATACTGTCGCCAGCGTCATTCTCCAGTTGCGGGAGCATCTGGATCGGGGTCTGCGCGTCAACGCCGACACCCATGAATTTCTTGTTGAAGTAGCTGATGCGACCCACGTCCAGCGCGAGGAAGGCGCTGTACTTGCGTACTGCTTTCGGGTCACCCAAGCCAACAATGGTCCGTGCCATGACGTGCTCCTGCTTTCACAGTTCGAGCACGTCTTGCGCTCCATCCACCGGGATAAGGCCCGGCACCGTTTTGACTATCTTGTCACCGCTCAACGAGGTTGGAGCGGATCTCCAACACCAGACCTGGCCAGGTCAACATCGCGGGGTGTCTCGATCACCACACCTGGCCTGGCCTCGATCACCAGCTTGACGCGGCGGCCCGACTTCTCGCGCAAGGTGATGGTCGAATCACCCACGCGCATGGACTGGTCCACACGCAGATCAACGACCACCACCTTGCCTGTCATCGCGCCTCCAGCCAGCGGTCTCGCGCTTCCTCGGGCAGCTTGGCCAGGGCGCGTTCCAGCGCCATGCCGCTGAGGCTGTCCAGGTAAGCGAACTCGGTGGAGGCGGCGCCGTCGTCGGCCGCACCCGAGGTGGGTACGTTGGCCAGCGACGGAGTGGCGTCGACCTTGGGCCGACGCGCGTCCACGGCTGCCTTGACTGCGCCTGGGGCGGGGGCGGGGGCGGGAGTGGCCGGCGCACCGGCTTTCATGCCCAAAGACTCGGCAGTGGCGCGGATGTCACGCAAGGTGAGCTTGTGGGCCTCGGACAGGAACCAGTTGCCAGGCTTGGTGCGGTTCTCGTCCTTGGCAGCCAGCGCCTTGACGTGGTGGTCCCAGATCGAGCGGGCGCCATCGTTCGCGTCGTAGTCAATGCCGCCCTGGTCGCGCAGGGTCTGCTTGAACATGCCCACGGTCCACAGCCACTTCTGCTGGCCCAGGCTCTCGTTGCTGGCCGCCTGGCTCTGGGCCACGGCATGGGCCGTGTCGAGCCTGCCAATGCGGTCGGTCACGTCGTCGAAGGCGGCCTCGAAGTCGTCCTCGGCCAGCTCGCCGTTCTTGTGCTTGGCACGCAGCGCCTTGCGCTCGTCGAGCAGGGCGCTGCGCTCCTCCTCGTACTTGCTGACATCGCCGGTCGGCAGCGTGGCGGTAAACGGCTCAGCAACCACAATGTCGGTCGCCTCATCGTTGGCCTGGTCACCAGCGCCAGCAGCATCGTCCTTGGTGCTACCTGCGGCGGCTGCAGCGGTTGCGGCAGCGTCGTCATCGGCAGTGCCGGTGGCGCCGGTTGCCTGGTCGTCGTCGTCATCCTTGTCCAGCTTGTTGGCCAGCGCCTTGATGGCGGCGATCTCGGTGTCTGCATCGGAGTCGTCGCCGATGGCTTCCTGCTCGGCTGAGGTCAGCCCTTCATGCTTTGCCATGTGAGTCCTTCACATTGGTCCGGGAAGCGCCCGGTGCGCCCGGCTCAGCCGGCGGATTTCTTGGAGGTGCTGGAGCTTTCGGAGTTTTCCTCGGCCTCGTCGTCGAGCACGTCGGCCAGCGCCACCTGGCGCTTCTTGGCCTCAGCCAGGGCGGCCTTGTAGCGCTTCTTGTCCATGGTGATCTGCTCAGCCGAGATCAGGGTGTCGCAGTCCATCCTGGCTTGCCAGTTGTCTGGACCTTCGACTGCTACAGCATTTGATTTACCCATGACGCACTCCAAAAACCTCAGTGTCCCGAACCTGGCTGAGGTTGGAGTCGTGAAGTTGCCGAGCTGTATTCGTGCTCGCAGCTCACTCCCGCGACGTAGGCAAGGTCAAGCGAGTGCGCCAGCTCTCCCGCAGCTTCATCAACCCCGCCGAGCACGTCGGCGAGCACCACTTCGGGAGGGGCGGCTGGCGCGATTCCGGGCTCAGGGGCGGGGCGACTGGCTGCAGATCGGGCGGCGAAGTCGGCGGCGATGTGCCGCAAGCTGACAGCAGCGGCAGCACGAGCATCATCATCAGCAAGAGTGCGAGAGAGCGAAGTAACACGTTGGATCTCCTTCTGGTTGGCGGCCCATTGCTGGGTCTGGATAAGGGCGTCAGCGTTGGCCTTGGCCTTGGCTGCATCCCACTGGGACTGGATCTCGGCGCGGCCGATGTCGCGCTGCTGATGGGCTACGTAGGCCAGGCCTGAGCCCAGCAGCAGGCTGGCTACCAGCGCCAGCACAGCCCTCACAGCAAAGCCGGTCACAGCACATCCCCTTGGACGTAGCGTGGCCGGCGATCGAACAGGATGGCGCGCGGGTAGTGGCGTGAAATTGCGTAGAAGCTCTGGCCATACCCTGAGGCGGGCTGCTTGGGCAGCACCGAGGTGTGCTCGGCGTTGTCGAACCAGCGGCGCCTGTCGCAGGCAGGCGTTGCCCCACACATGGCTCGGTCGCTGATGACGCGCCCCGGGCCGGCGTTGTATGCCACCAGCATCATTGCCTGGTGGTCCAGCTCGGTGGCGGCGCCCTGGATGGTGGTGTAGTTGCGCCGGTCCATCAGCACCAGGGCGGTGAGCTGCAGCCGTGGGTCATACAGGTTGGGCGAGTCCCAGGACCAGGCCGCCAGCGCCTGCGGGTTGGCTGCACGCATCTCAGCCAGCGCGTCGAAGCGAGCCGTCTTGGTGATCTGCCCCAGGCCCACCCCTCGCTCGCGCGAGGTGCGCAGCTCAGCACGCGGGCTCCAGCACTTGCTGTGCTTGAGGGTGATGCACGTTTCCTGCTCCACCTGAGCAGCCATCACACTCACGTCGCCCAGTGACCACCACTGCTGTTGCTCCTGGATCAGCACCGGCAGGTACAGCCTGGCGTTGGGCGGCAGCTCAGCGGCTCGGGCCGAGGGGCCTAGCACCGACAGCATCGCCGCCACCACGATGCACATACCCACGAACACCAGCGCCGAGGAGATCGGCGTCTCCTTGGCCTTGCTGGCGAACTCGCGCATGTCCAGGCCCATGAACAGCAGCCTGCGCAGCGGGTGAACAGCGCCGATGGCGCCAAGCGACAGCCCCGTCATCATCATCAATGGGGCCAGGCTGGAGATGCCAGTGGCCAAGCCGACAGGCTCAGCCCAGTGCATCAGTGCCACGCCGGCCAGGATAGGCGCCACGGTGCGCCAAACGTCGCGAATGAGTCGTTTCATTGCTTGTCCGCCTTGTGTTCCAGCTTTTCGTAAATCCGATCGAGCAAGCCAACCACTCGCTGGGCGTGGTCCTTGAAATCGTCTCGACGGACGTAACTTTCGGCAATGGACTTTTGCAGCGCACTCATGTCTTCACGCAGTTGGACCAGTGCGTCCCAGGTAGCTTTGAGGATGAATCCCCCCATTGCGCCCACCGCTACAAACAGCCAATTCAAGAAAACCTGGTCGAACATGGTCATGCCCCTTTCACTGCATTTGCTTTGGTCTGGGTGCCGCTGAACCAGCACTCCAGGCGCTGGTTGCAAGAACCCCCCAACGACACTTGGATGTCGGCCTCACGCGCACCAGCCGCCCAGCCACCAGGCGCGCTGGCCAGAAGATTGAGCTGGGTCACCTGGCCGGCGGCGATCGCCCCGGCGGTGGTGTTCAGCAAAGTCACCGGGCCGCTGCCGTAGTCGCAGGTGGCCTTGACCTGGGCCGATCCGAGGTCCAGGTTGTGGACCCACAGGGTCAGCCATACGCTGTCAGGCGCGTTGGACCAGGCCGCCCCCGTTGCCATTGCCGTTGAGTTGGATGAGGTGGGCATTACCCAAGCCTCCCCCGTGACGGCGCAGGTATTGGCGGCAGCCACCTTGGGCCGCTTGTACGCATCCGAGCGGCGCTGGAACACCGGCAGGTGCACCCCGTCGTCCAGCGGATCGCGGCGGGTGTGCGGGCTGGTGCCCACACTCCAGGTGATGCGGTGGATGGTGCGCGGCGCCAAGGTGATGGGGCCGCCATCCCAGGTGCCGCTGGTGCCCAGGGCGTGGTCCTCGTCCAGGACCATGTGGCTGGGTGTTGCTCCAGCCAGCGGGCCAGGCAAAGACATCGGCTGCAGCTTGACCGTCACCGAGGTCTTGCCCTCGTTCCACAGCAGGATGGAAGCGGTCTGGCCACCAGGGTCGATGCCGGCTACGCCCATCAAACCTTGCACCCCGTAGAGGCTGCCATCGGCCAGCGGCACCTGGCACACCTTGGTCACGGGCACGCGGCGCGACGGCACGCTGACCCACATTTGCATCGCGGTGTAGCGGTGGTTGATGGTGTAGACGCCTGGGCTGACGTAGGTCAGGAAGGCATCCTGGCCCCCCACCCAGTAGGACCAGCAGCGAACAGACAGGGCGCTGAGCCAGGTGTCGGCCGCCATCATCGTCAGCATCTCGCACGCCGGCCCCATGCGTGTGTCGGAGGACGGTGGGCCGCCCTCACCGCCACCGTCGTCGTCAGCGGTGGTGACCTTCAGCAGCGACGGCGCGCATTGCGTGATGTAGAACAGCACGTCCAGGCCGCCGAAGTCATTCACGTCACCGGCCACCATGTTGTTGGCGCGGTTCTTGAAGTCGTTGCAGGCCACATACGCAGCCAGCGCCACCTGGCTGGCTGTCAGGATGTTGGCGTTGTAGAAGTCCCACCAGCCCTTGCGGGCCGAGCGGCCATCGAGCATGGACCTGTCGCTGAAAGTGCGCTGGTCACCGTTGACGTGCGGCCCCGCGTTGGCGGTGCTCCACTTGCCTACGCCCAGGCCACCAGCCGTTGAGTACATGCCCAGAAACTTGGCGCCCTCCACTGTGACAGCCAGCTCCTTCATGGTTTGGCGGCGCAGGGTGTACTGGTCAACCGTCTCGGCAAAGGTGTAGGTGCTGCCGTCCGTGTTGAAGCCGATGCCCTGGTCGATGTCGAGCATGGTCCGCAACCACTCGTTGCCGATGAACCAGTCAACGTACACGTTCCAGTTGCCGTACTTGATGAACTGCGCCCAGGTGGCGGCGCTGCTGGCGATGTCAACGCAATCCGGGTGACGCCTGGCGCCGCTGGAGTACAGGCGCTGTGTCTGTGGCGTCTCGCCAATGATCTCGATGCCAGCCCGGCAACCAATGGCCCGCAACATCGTGGGCCAGTCGGTGACCAAGCTCGGAGGCGTCGTGGTCATGGAGATCGCGCGCCCGGTCACGTCATAGGTCGCGTTCAGGAACGGCAGGAAAATCGGGCCGTTCTTGAAGTAGGCGTCCCCCTCGGCCGCACCGCAGAAGTGGTTGGCACCCAGCGCCAGCAGGTAGGGCACAGAGCCCTCCAGCAGGCCACCCAGGCTGAGCAGGTTCTGGGCAAAGCCCAGGCGGCTGTGCAGCAGCGGCTGCTGGTGGACCTGGGAAAAGTCGACCTGGACCACTGGCGTGTCCAGCAGCGTCAGCAGCAGCCGGTCGATCTTTTTGCCCACGATCAGACCCCGGTGATGCCGTACTGGTCTTGTTCGTAGAGCGCCACGATGCCCACGCCGGCCGGGTTGGCGTTGCGCATACGCCCGATGGATGCCACGCTGCCGTTGCCCTTGGCGCCGCCCGTGAAATTGAGCGTCACGATCCCGGGATCAGGGGGAGCCAACACGATGCAGCTCGGCATGGGTGACAGCCCCGCCGGGATGGTCAAGGTCAACGCCACCATGGCGGCAAACCTGCTGTCAGCATCCGTCGCCTTGAGGGCGTAGTCGCCATACAGCGGGATGGCCTGGGTCGAATCCTCGGGCGCGTAGCCGCGACCCGTCCACAGGCCTGGCACGTCGTTCTCGTCGAAGACCGTGACCTGGGTGCCCAGGTAGGGTGAGTTTGGCCATGAGGATCGGGCCAGGAAAACCTGCGGCATCTCAAGCTACCTGCGGCGGTGGCGCCGGGGTAGGCGTCGGGGTAGGCGTCGGGGTGGACGCGGACGCAGCCCCCGCCGTGGGCTCAGGCGTGCGCTGCGGATCCAGCGCCACAGCGCCCGGGATCAGCGAGGTGCGGATCTGGTCGGCCTTGGCATCGTTCAGGTCAGCAGCGGTCTGATCCTTGACGATCGAGGTCGCGGTGGCCTGGTCCTGGAGGTTGGACTTCTTGGCCAGCTCAGCCTGCTGCGCCACGGCAGCCTGCTGCGCAGCCGGCGTCTCGCCACGCGCCTCGGCGATGAGCTGCTTGAGCCGCTGGACCATGCCCTCCTTGCCAGGGAAGTCGGCCAGGTCGACCACCATGTCCAGCATCGAGACGGCGAATTGCGGCGAGAACTTGCCGATCGTGTCGAGCATGGCCGACAGGCTCTCGAACATCGCCTGGCGCATGTTGGCCCGGAAGTCCTGCTCGTCCACGATGAAGTCAGCCACGCTCGCGGTCATGTCATTGAGGAAGCGCACGCTGCCGTCAGGCTGCACCTCGGGCTGATTGATGCGAACCCAGTCCAGCCCCGTGCCGGCGGGCTTAGGGTTCTCTGGTGTGGGCTGGTCAGGGACCGATGGCGCCCACTGGGTCAGCCGGATCACCTTGGGCGTGCTGTAGAACTTCTCGCTGTTGCTGAGCTGCTTCTGGCCAGAGATGTTGATGGCCAGCCGGTAGGTGTCGAAGATGCCCGAAGTGGTCATCGAGCCCTGGTCCTGGCGGGCCTCCACCGCCTTGCCAGACACGGCGTTGGTCTTGCGGCCCAGCAGCTCATCGGTGATGCCCGAGCCGGTCTGCATGAAGCGCATGTCCAGCTCGATCTGCTGGTGCTGGCCATTGATCTCGGCGAAGTCGCGGCGGATCTCGAACTTCTTGTTCCCATCCTTCAGGACGAACACGCCCTGCGGGTTGGATGCGTTCTCGATCGCGTTTTCCAGGGTGTACTCACCCTCGGTGTCGAAGGCGTTGACCTCGGTGATGATCTGGTTTACCGACAGCAGGAACAGCGACTTGCTCATGCGCTTGTTCAGGTCATCCTGAGCATCGCGCATGTTGCGCACGTAGCCGTAGGGCGCCATGTCGCGGCCACGACGGAAGCAGTAGACCGGGGTGAATGGGAAGTCGTTGTGCTTGAACGGGCTGTCGCCCATGGCCAGCACGTCGCGCTCAGTGAAGAAGATCACCTTCATCACCAGGCGCGTGCTCTTGATGACCTCGGCGTAGCCCTGGTCGATGGACTTGGCCATGCCGGCGTGCTGCGGGTCGAACTTTTCCCCGTGGAAGGTGCCGCCGCTCACCGTCTGCACTTCCTCGGGCATCTTGTACCAGCACTCGAACACGCGCACCCGCGTGCGCCGGTTGTTGCCGGTGTTGATGTCGGAGTTGTAGGCACGGTCGCCCGAGGCGTTCATGGTCGTCTCGGACAGGTTCTCCCCGAGATACCACAGCTCCTTGTCCAGCTCGGACGCGATCTGGGACGCACTCATTGCCGCCTTGGCCAGTTGCCCCTTGCGCGTCTTGAACATGGCCTGGGCCACGTCCAGGTCCATGACTTTCCAGCGGAAATGGTAGCGACCGTCCTTGTAGTCGAGCCGCCTGGAGTGCGAATCCCCCAGGCAGTTGCGCCAGGACTCGTAACCAGAGTAGAGGATGTCTCCCGTGGCGTCGGAGTTGAGGCTGTCCTCCAGCCAGGACATGCCCGCGATGGCCGCCTCGGCGAAGGCCTGGCTGCGCGCGAACGGCAGCAGGTTCACGTCGCTGACGTATTTCAAGACCTTGGTCTTGACCGTGGCCATCTCGAAGTCGTCTTCCTCGCGGGGAAGCACACGCCAGTCCACGCGGTTGCGCTTCTCGCTGCCCAGCAGCCAGTCCACAGCGACCTTGACCTGGTTGAACACCAGCGGCGCCTGGCCGCGATCGCTGAGCACCTGGGCATCAGCCTCGGTCCACTGCAGGCCATCGTAGAAGTCGTGGTCCCGGGCCATCTCGACCCGGTTGGCAGACTGGCGATCGCGTTCGTGAGCGAGCCAGGTCAGGATTTGGCGCAGCAGCGCCTGGGATTCCTCGCTGTCCAGGTCGGCGTCCTGGACCTCCTGCTGGTCCATCCCATCGTCCAAGGTAGCGTCCCCAAACAGATTGGGCTCTGGCTTTTGGATCCCCTGGTAGCCCTCAATGGTAGACATAGCATCCCGCGTGGTTTACACGGGGATGATGTCAGCAGGTGACGAGGTTGGAGTTACGGGTAGAGGATCAGGCTGTAGGTCACCAGGCGGTGGGTGTCGCTGGCACTGGCGTTGGCCAGTGACAAGGCGAAAGCCGCCGCGTTGGCGAAGTTGATCGTCTTGTCCGAGAACGTCGACACGCCGGATCCGCCGGGCGGGGTGTTGCCCTCAGCCAATTGCGATGCCGAGGTACGGCACCAGACGTTGGTGTTGAGGCGAACGTGCAAGCTAGCGGTGGCGGTGGTGGTGTACGTCTCGACGATCACACCGCCCAGTGTCACGTTCAGGTCGCTGGTGGCAATGGCGGTCGTGCGAACCAGGTCGGCGTCCACCTCCAGGCACATGCCGGGCTTGATGAACATTCCAGCCGGGACGCTGCCGGGTGCCACAAAAGTGCCAGATACGGCACTCAGGGTGGCCAGGTAGTTGGCCAGGTTGCCCGAACCCCGGTAGAGCACCACCGGCTGCAGAGGCGCCCAGTAGGTGCCGTCCCAGCTCCAGACACTGCCGTTGGGGCCGATGTCGCGGAAATAGGCCTTGGCGTTGAGCGCAATGCCTGAGGTGGGCCGCAGCGCCCAGGTGCCCTCATAGGCGTAAACCGATGGGATGGTCAGCGGCTTTTGCGGATCAGGGGACACGCAGCGGATCTCGCGCGGCCGGCGCTGGCCCAACGGCACATCGGCACCGAACATCTCTTTGCCGGTGTGGGCATCCACGATCTGGACCCGCACCGCATCATCCAGCAAGGACACCAGGCCAGCCACGCACACATCCGGGTCGCGGTTGACGTAGATGTTTTGCGGGTAGGGTGACATGCCGGCCGGGTCGGCGCCCAGCGGGCAGGGGCACAGCGTCAGCAGTGAGCCAGCGTCACCGTTGCGGATGTCGAACCAGGCCGCGTGCGGCTGGTGCCTGTCGCCGCCCAGGACGGCTGCCACCGGCAGATCCAGCGCTTCGATCTGGCCCAGCAGGTAGTTCCACTCCCCGTTGTAACCCAGGGCGCCGCCGCCCGTGCCGCGCCACGAATCCCCGTTGTCGAAGTTGGCGGGATCCTTGGGCATGAGCCAGACCACACTCATGCCCAGGGCCTTGGCCTCCTTGGTCTTCTCGATGGCCCAGCGCATCTGGGTGAAGCCCAGCATGGTCTTGCCGCTGGTGCCCGTGCCGTCGTCAGTCGCGTTGTAAGGCGACTTGAAGCTCATTGTGTCGAACTGCATGACACGCAGCAGCTTGCCGCCGCGCACCATCTTCGCCCCGTAATCGACGTAGTGGTAACGGATCTTGAAGTCGTTGGGCGTTACGCCAGGCGCCCCCACCAGGCCAGCCGGAATGTCGGTCGGGTTGTCTTGGGGTGTGGGGTTGTCGTAGTAGAGCGCGCTGGTCAGCCCGAAGCCCGCCACGGCTTCGCGCCAGAAGTTGAGCAGGTTGGTCTGGCCACTCATGCTTTGCCACCACGGGGCGCCGCCACCGCTGCGGCTGGTCAGATCAGTGGAGGCGAAGGTCAGGTTCGAGATCAGCTCGTGATCGTCGAACATGCAGTAGAGCTTCATGCCCGCCGCACGCATAGCCTGCAGCAAAGCCCATTCGGCGCCAGCCTTCTGGTGAGCCCACTTCAATGGCCAGTATTCACGGTTGCAGCTCGCCACCACACGCATCTGGGTGGCGCTGCCCACGTTGTCGTAGAGCGTGCCTCCGTGGTACACGTTGGCACTCACCACAGCCCGCGTGCCGTCCGTGGTGATCGTGCCTGAGGCCGGGATCTGGCCAGGCTGCAGGCCACCGATGGGCAGGAAAAAGGCGCTGATCGTGCAACCCGACAGTGAGCCAATGGCGCCTGCGGCTGGATAGCCCGCGCCGCCCGCAATCACCGTGGCAGCGCCAGCAGGCAGCGCGCCATTGACTGCCGCGCCCACCGTAACCCCCACACCAGCGCCGGCTGGCGCGCTGATCGAGTCGCTGTAGCGGCCATAGAAGTGGTCGGTGGTCGAGCCGAACACCTGCTCCAGGTACACGTCGTCGCCCAGGCAGAAGGTGTCCACCGGGTTGAAGCCCAGCAGGACCGACAGCGATAGCGCGGTCTGGATCCGGGTGCAGGAATAGACCAGAAGGGGGCGGCTTGCTTGCATGGCGTAGCCTCAGGAGATGACGTTGGCCGAGGCCGGGCGGATGTAGGTGGACTGGGACAGCTCACGCACGACGCGATAGAGCAGTGCCGGGTGCCGTGGCCGGCGATCGAAGCCCCAGCCGTAGAGGGCGGTGCCGGCCGGCATGATGTTGTTGACACTGGCTGGGCCGGTGCCGGGGAAGGCACCCAAGGTCAAGGACACGTCAGAGACGTAGCGGCAGGACCGGCTGGCGCCACCTGGCTTGGCCAGCGGGGTGAGCACCTGGGTGCGGTTCACGCCGCCAGGAAGTAGGCCGGCGACCGGAGGACCAGGGTTGGACAGGAAGCGCGTGGCAATCATCAGCTCCAGGTCACCGTTGGCGGCCCGGCTGACCGCCCCCGCGATGGCGGTCTGGGTGTTGTTGTTGCTGGCGTCCGACTGGTTCAGGTTGGTCATGCCCAGCCCGATGAACGTCGTCGACCCACCCAGCCCCTGATGGCGAAAGCGCATGTTCAGCGCGTTGGTGACCTCCAGGCCCCAGCCTTCTGGGTTGGACCCCGCTGTGCGACCCCAGGCGAAGATCGTGGACGTGCCGGTGAGCGACAGACCGTGGGTGAACACCCCGTAGAACATCACCATCTCGCTGGTGGTCAGGCTGTCCAGGTTGAAGATGGAGCGCAGCAGGGTTTGCGAGACAGACGGGTCGACCTGGGCGTAGCCAGCACCGTTGAAGTTGAGCCCTCGCTGTGGCCCCCAGCCAATGCCACCGGCCAGCGTCAAGGGGGTGTCATTGGGGTAGCCATTGGCAGTGGCGCCAGTGCCGTCATCGAGCGGGAAGTAGCAGCTCAGCGCCAGCGTGCCGCGTGCGCCACCCTGGGCCAGGCGCAAGACATCGGCCTCACCGTTGGCAGGCGGCGCACCTGCCACGCCACCACTGGGAAGGATCAGCCGGCCCGAGCTGTTGAAGCTGGCCGGCGCCCCCATGACATTGCCGTCCAGGTCGACCAGCCTGCCCGATGAGTCGGCCGCCAAGGTGCCAATGGCACCCGCGTCAAGCTGGGCGTTGCTGGGGCCTGTGAGGAAGTCGCGCCTGGGATTGCTGGATGACATGGGCATCTCCGGTATACGGAAGATGATCCATGATTGACGCCAGGTTGGAGTGTTCAGCTTTTGCCAGGGAGATGGGCAACGCGACCTCCCGGTCAAGCGTTAGCGCCCACCCCCCTGACTACTTACCTAGCCCTGTTCGTATTCACCCGCCAGGCCGCTTTCCCCTGCTCCGTGGTCGCCACCGCTCGGCATATAGACCCGGGGCTCAGGCCTTGCGTTGTCTCGTTCTTATAGTGTTATGGCCGCACAACTTGGATGGGAGTCTACCTGCGACGTATACCCCACGTAAGCGAATGAAACCCCCAAATTCATGGGATAGTCAGGGTTTCTTGCGGCGCCTGTCCGCCTCCCGGATGATGGCCGCGATCACCTGCACCAGGTCGCGGGCCTGGGTGGGGTAGATGTTGCCCATGATCTCCTTCATGCCGGCGCGGCCCTGCAGCTCAGCACAGACCCCACGCGCGGCCCGCACAGCCCAATCCTTGACCCGGGGTGGCTTGAACTCGTCGGGGTCACCAGTAATCTCGCAGTCGAACGGGACTTGAGCCCCGTAGCGCAAGGCCTCCCGGGCGCGGTCATTCAGGTTCATACGTCCTTCTCCAGCACAGTCTTGCCGTCGACCACAAGCTGCATCGTGCCGCCCACGGGCGCCTCCTCGCGCAGGAAGGCCTCAGGCGTTGGCGGCATGTGGATGAGGTCGGTCAACCCCGACAGGATCAGGTCAGCGATGGCGAACACCGCCTGGCGATCGTTCTGGAACCCCATCAGCTCGGCGCAGCGCTCGGACTTGGCCAACAGCTCTGCTGAGTTGACGCCGTGCCCCTTGGTGCCGGCGTTGACCAGCTCATGGGCCGCAGTCAGTGGCAGCCCCCAGGGTGTGGCCTTGGTCAGCCGCAGGCGCCGGTAGCGCGGGTAGATGAACATCGTGGGCTCATCGTTGTACCAGTGGTACGCCAGCACCAGGTCACCCACGGCTCGCACCTTCCAGGCCTTTGGCCCACCCAACAAAATACCACTCATAGCGGATCCCCTGGCTTCACCGTGCCGTCCGGGTAGACGATGGCGCGGCGGTTCTGCAACGCTTCGATCTTGGCCACAGCGACTGCAGTGCGTTGGGCATCCAAGGCCCGCTCGCACAACTCGTTGAAGCGCTTGGTCATCTCGGCTGCCAGCGCCGAGCACAGCTCGGAGTAGCCCTCCATGGCTGGTCCGTAAACCCAGTTGACAGTCAGCACGGGAGCATCAGGAAGGGTGCTACGGTGCTCCTCCATCCGCTCCAGCTTTTCAACCTCGTCGGCTAGGGTGCGCAGCCGCAGCGGGTTCAGGATGTCGGTGTTGGCTGTGGCGGTGTCAGTCATGCGGTCCTCCAGTTGGTCTTTACCTTGAGGGTCGACTTGGGCTTGGGCTTGCACCTGGCGTAGCGGCGCATCATGTAGCCGTAGCGGCTGGCTGAAATCACGTCGTCGCCGATCTTGACGATCAACCCGTTCTCGCGGTGGTAGGTGCGGAACTCGCCCAGCCACTTGACGCAGGTGTTGAACACCTTCCAGCGGCCCGTCATCATTCGCTCCATCATCTCCAGGATCCCGGCCTCGACCCCGTTGCCACCATCAGGGAACTGGGCGTGGTCACTGAGCATGTCCAGCCCGTGGCCAGCGTAGGTGTCCTTGAGGGTGCGCTGGTCCTTGGCGTCGAACTTGCCACCGGACTGCTTGCCGTCGTGTGGCCAGGCCCACGGCAACCACTTTCCCCAGGGCAGCACGGCGGCGGCGAACAGCAGCGGCGGCATCTCGCGCTCCTGCAGATCGCGCACAAGGTAGATCCGGTCGTTGTCGCGGTCCCAGGCCAGCTCCGCAGCACCCGTAGGGTGATCCCAGCCAAAGTCAATGCCAGCGATGCGTGGCCAGCTCGCTGGGATCTCGAAGGGCTCGACGGTGATCGACGCCTCGGCCACCGGGAACACCAGGCCTGAGCCCAGCTCCGGGATGCCGTCCATCCGAGCTTTCAGCTCGCTGGGCTTGCTCGCGTACTGCGATGACAGCTCAGCGATCTCCTTGGGTCCGAGGTGGGGTGCATCCTTCCAGCCGGCCATCACCAGCGCACGCATAGCCAGACCAGTCTCAGGATCGGTGACCGGCCCCTCGATCGGCTTGCCTTGGGTGTAGAACTTGTGCACCACCCGCGTCACACCCTTGAGCGGGGTGAAGGACAGCATCACCATGCCGTCCGTCGTCATGGTCCGCATGACGCACTCATTCATCACGTCCTCGGGCGGCTCCTCGTCCAGGAGGATCACCTCGCGCTCAACGGATGCGAATGAGCCGGCGCCCTGGTCGTAGGACTTCAACTCACCTCGGGACAGGCCACCCGTGGCGTGGCGCACGGTGAAGGTGTCCACCGTCTCGGGCACACCCTGTTTGGGTGACCACTTGTTGAGCTTGGCGAACGGGATCATCCCCGTGCCGAACTCACCCCACTGGCCAAACAGCTTGACCTGTAGGCCTTCCCGTACCAGCTTGGCCGTCTCGCCCGCGACCCACACACGCACAGGCGAATGAAACCGCTTGCCAATCCACCACCACGGGTAGTCGCCCGTCATGTGGCACACCAGCTCGTAGACGGCGGCCTCGGTCTTGCCGATCCGGTTGCCGGCCATGAAGCCACGCACGCGGAACTTGGAGCCGTAGCCAAAGAAGGCCAGGTGCTTGACGTACTTCTCGCGGGCCAGCGGGCCAGTGTCCGGGAACATCAGCGCGAAGCGGTTCTGCTGGATCCACTGGTCGCGCTCCTTGAGCAGCGCCAACGCCCTGCGCCGGTCCTCAGGGCCAAGCAGCATGATGTCGGCAGGGCTCAAGGGAAGGGTCATGTCAGCCATGGGTAGGTCGTGGTGACATCAGCGGCCTTGAAAGCCGCCTCGGACAGGCACAGCTTCAGCGCCGGGACAGCGCAGGCCAGGTTGCGGTTGAGCCACCTCCCCTGAGCCATGGTCAGGCCACGATGCCCAGGGCAGTCAGGTCGCCTTCCAGGCTGGCCAGCTCGTCGTTCACCTCGTTGAGCGCGAACTCGATGCCCTCACCCAGGAGCAGGGCCTGAGCCCGAGCCGTGACGAACTCGTCGCGCCCACTGCGCAGGCACCTGATCTTGTCGATCATCACTTCCAGGGTGGCGAGCGTGACGGTTTTGGAGCTGGTGTCCTCGGATTGGGCGTCGGGCACGCGCCAGGAGTCCTCGTTGCCGGCTGCGCTGGCCAATGCCAGTACCTTTTCCAGGCTGTAGTTCTGGGCCGACAGGTTGGCCACCGTGGTCCTGAGGCTGGTCACCTCGTCGCGCAGGGTTTGCAGCTCGGTACGGTCCCTGTCCATAGCGGTAGTCCGAGTGGTGCCCAGCACATCGCACGCCCGATTCACGGCTTGGATTGACTTGTCAAAGTCGCCTCGGATCGTCTGGCCCACCGTGATGTCTGACAGGCCCTTTTGCTGGTTGGTGTCACCACAGGCAGCGCCAGCACCGGCCATGCCCTCCAGCTTGCTGTCCTGCAGCTCTGCCTTGATTTTGTCGAGGACGGCCTGGCCCAGTGCACCAGTGGCGTCGACAGGCTCGACTGTGGGGCGCTCAGGCTCCTGGTCTTCGGTCAGCGTGCAGTAGTAGCCCGTGGGGCACGCGCCCGCGTAGTCACCACTGAGGAAGTAGACCGAGGTGTGGGTCACACCGCTGTCCACCCGCAGGTTGACGCAGGTGTCGCTCCAGACGCAGGTGATAAAGCCAACGACAGGCTTGGCTGCCACGAGATTGCCAAGCGTGGCGGCGAAGAACAGCACCTTGGCGCCGGTAAATGGTTTCATGTGATCCTCAACTGTTGAACGGGATGTGGGGTTGTGGGAATGGCCTCGAACTCGCACTGCCCTGGCTGGCCTTGACCAGGTGCAGCGATCACCACGCTCAAGCGGATGAGTGGGTGCCCGTCATCACGCAAGGCGACGACGTTGGCGTGTATTTGACCTTGGCCATCGACACCCCAGACGTGGGTGACCGTGGCCGCGAAAGGCTGCGGGCGAGCCTCGTGGATGGTTCGCTCGAATTTCAGCGGCCAGTACCGCACCCGGTCACCAACACAAAGCGTCACGGGGTATTCCTTTGCCGCTCGGCGGCGATCTGGGCGTTCACATCGGCCAGCCGCTGGGTCAGGCTGACCACTGAGGCAGCCAGGGCATCGTTGCGGGCCTGAGCCCTTTCCAGCTCCATGGTGCTGCCTGTCAATGCGCCCTGCGCCTCGGCGATGTCCTGGGCCAGGGAGTCGGCCGTCTCGGTCAGGATCCGCTCAAGCTCGGTCATGGCTGCTGCTCCTCGGCGGCCAGGCGGGCAACCTCAGCGTCCAGGTGCTGCTGCGTGAAAGCCTTCTTGGCTTCCAGCTCGCGCGCCATGTCCGCGTGGAGGTCTGCCGTCTCCTTGTAGGACTTGGCCTGCTCCGCGTAGCGCTCCGACAGCATCCGGTTCTTGTCGATCGCAGCCGTGATGCCCGCGATGGCTTCCTCCAGGTCGGTCTTGAGGGTCATGCTCGGTTCCCCTTGTGTGCCTTGTTGGCCAAGGCCAATAGCTCGGCGTCGATCTCGGCTTGGGTGCGCGGTGCCAGTGGCTTGTTGCCGCTGGTCAGGTCCAGCTTGTCGCCGAACTTCGCCGCGTTGCGTTTGCTGGCCAGCCAGCGGAAGTGGTGAGCCTGGGCACTGGCCTTGGCCGTGGTCGTCACCGTGGCGCCGTCCAACGCCTCGGTGGCCTTCTGCAGCAAGGCCTCGGCCGACATCTCCAGCGCCAGGTCATACGCGCGCACACGCGAGGGCTCTGCCAGGATCCAGTCAGTGACCTCCCTCACCTTGAGTTTCATGGCCTGGCACAGCTTGCCCAGCCACTCCCCTTCATGCAGGGCGTCAAGCAGTTGTGGCCACTCGGCCGACAGGTCCAGCGTCTGGCCTGGCTTCCTGTTGCTGGTGAAGGCCAAGACCAGGGCTGTCTCGCGCGGGGGCGCGTCATGCGCGCTCGCCTGTGCGTGCGTGTGGGGGTCCGCGTCCACCGCCTCGGGCTCATCCTGGGGCGCTGTCTTACCCTTACCCTTGTTCGCCTTGGGTTTGGGGGCGGGACCGGCAGGCATCGAACCTGCACCCTTGGCGCGTACTGCTGCGCCCTGCTCGACCAATCGAGCTGCGGTCCCCTTCGGCTTGGCCTTGTGTGCTGCCCTCGGCTTCGCCTCGTCCGCCCCGGGAACCCACTCCGGGGAAGAACCCGCCTCACCGTCCAACAATCCGTCCGGTGAGGACTTCACCCCTTCACGGGGGTCACTTGCCGCTACAGGTGTAGCTGCGCCCTCGCTTGCTGCTGCTGCAGCAAGGCGTCGGGCTCGTTTCTTGGGACTGCCTGGCATGGGTGTCAACCGCGTGCGGTCGCCTTCTCCCACGCATTACCCAGCGTCTCGGTCTGCTTGACGCTTGGACGGCGGCCCTCGGTGATCTGGCGCCGCAGCGAGTCAACGAACGGCATGCTAGCCGGCTTGCCGCCAGGCAAGTCCGGCTGAGCTGTGGTTTGGCGGCTCTTGCCGGAGCGCTGCAACTTTACATTTCTGGCAGTACGATAACGCTTGACACGACGCATTTTTGGCAGTACATTAACACCACTGCAGCAAGACGCCGCAGCAACCCACCGGAGAGAAACATGAACGCACCCACCATCGCTGTTGTCCTGGCTGACGCGAAGAAAGCTGGCCTGGTTGTCACGAAGTCGGCAAGCAAAGTCAACGGCGCGACCGCGTACAAGGTCGAAGGCAAGCACGGCTTGTTCACGAAGCAGGGCCTGATGGAACTCATCGGGGTGTACGGCTGATGCAAGCCCCGGAGAAAGCCAAGCCTGGGCGCAAGCCCCTGCCCGATGGCGCAGGCAAAACGGCCAGGGTGCAACTGAAGTTGACGCCGGCAGACAAGGCCGAATGGCTTGCAAAGGCTGCCGCTGCCGGCCTGACGCTACAAACTTGGGTAGAGCGGCGATGCGGCGGTAAGCGCTGACGCCCAACTGGCATTCCCAGTCGGAAAGCCTTTCGCTGCGCCGCTCGCAGTCGTCCAGTTGCGTCACGTACTCGTCAGCCCAGGTAGTCATGCCGTCTCCTGTGGCTGGCCAGCCAGCGGCTTATTCCAGTGGCCATGAGGATCGGCGGTCTGCACTGGGGACTCCCCAAAGAAGGCTTCCCACTCGGCCATCAGCACCAGCTTGGCTGCGACTCGCTCGCTCGCCGCCTTGGCGTCCAGGTCGAAGTGCTCGGCTGTCAACTGGAGCTGGGCCAGCACGTCGGCCATCTCGTTCTGCAGGCGCAGGCGGTTGACCTGTTTGGTTGCTGGGTCCACCCCGTCGATGCCCTGGATCACGGTGCGGCCGATCACGGCCAGCAGCTCGCCCAGCTCCTCGGACAGCTTGCCCAAGCGGCGCAGCGACTTGGGATCCTGGGTAACCATCCACTTCTGGGTCATGCAACCTCCCATAGGGCGAATGGGATGTTCTGGGCACGTATGTCGCCCTTCTCGTCGATGGACCAGGCGTAGCCGTCGTAGAACGTGCTGTCCACCGCGATGAGCCCGCCGTGGCGCGTCTCGTCGCGGGTCACCACCCGCTCAATCCGGCCAGACTCGCTCATCCACACCTGGCCATTGCGGGCCACCCAAGCGAGCCAGTCGAGCTGGGTCTGGCCGATGAGGATGTTGCCCGGCACCACCAGCTTCTTGACTGGCATCAGCAGGCCTGGCGTGGTGATGATGGCCGGCGCGGCGGCTGCAGCCAGCATGGCACCGAGGAAACTGCGTCGTTGCATGGTCATCCCTCCTGACCCAGGGTGGACCGCACCAGCTTGGCAGCGCCAGCGTGCAGCAAGAGGTGGGTTTCGCCGCTGGTGGCAGCGCCGAACCCGTAGACCTGGATCTCCCGGCCGTCCAGCACCAAGGCTGCCGACTGGGCACCAGGGAACTCGCCCATCTCCAGCGCGCTGGCCGCCTGGCGCAGCATCTTGGCGATGTCGCGCCGGTTGGCGTCATAGGCGACGACCACGGGGCTCATCGGGAACCCCAGCCAGCGTTGGCCTGCGCAAAGACCTGGGTCATGCTGTCAATCATCTCGGGCGTGATGCCACGCGATCTGCCGCCACCGATCCGAGTCGTCTCCTCGTAGGCGTCCAGCAGCGCCAGCGCACGACGCTGCAAGGCCACACTCTTTTCCGAGCGATCCACATGCGCGTCCAGCATGGCCAGCGCCTGGTCGGCCAGGGAGTGGATGAGGTTTTCACCACCCGACTTGTGGGTCACAGCGCCACGGTTGATGACCATGCGCTCGCGCGACTTGCGCATCTGGGCCAGCCGCTGCTCCTTCTCGTAGATCGAGCCCTTGAGTCGGCTGTTCACCACCTGCAGCAGCGGCTCCTGGCAGTCCAGGTGCTGCATCAGCAGCGTGCACAGCACGCTACGCGCGCCCGCATCCGCGTCCTCGGCACTGCCGCTGTCCCGGCCGGTGGCGTCGTACTCGGCTCGTCGAGCTGGGTCGCTCAGGCAATCGAAGGCGTCCTTGGCGCGGGCAAAGGCTGCCGCCATGGAGTGCACCTCGTCCCCTTTGAGGTCGGGGTGCCGGTCAGGGTGCAGCGTGCTCCTGGCCCGCTTCCAGGCCTTCTCGATGTGCTCGGGCGTGGCATCACGCCGCAAGCCCAGTGTGTCGTAGTGGCTCACAGAGCCTCCTTCATCACAGCCAGCTTGTAGGCGGCTTTGATGGCAACCTGGGCCACGGTGCGCAGCTCATTGGCCACCACCAGCCCCACGACTGCGCCACCAATTGGCCCACGCGCTGGTGCTGCAGAGATCAGCTCATCGGCCTCCTTCAGCAGCTCATCCATTCCGCGCCTGAACTCCTCACGGTCCACCGACTTGCTGCGGCTGACCAGGGCTTTCAGCGCGCCCCTGAGGTGCATGTGCGATTCGTCCTTGACCGGGCGCGACACGAATGGCCTGGGCTCAGGCATTGGCACCGGCCCCAGCGCCCAGTGGTTGCGATCCACCACCCGCAGGTAGCCCGCTTCGACCGCGTGGTCCACCGAGGTGAACACCGTCGCCTGGGCTGAGCCGGTGATGGTGACCACCATGGCAGCGTTGACGGCATACCCTTCGGGCTGCTTGCCAAGGTAGGCACACAGCCGGCGAATCGCACTGTTGAGGCGGGGGACGTAGCGCACAGCAGCGTTACTCGCCCACTGCCTCGGAGCTGTACTTGCCCCGGATGTTGGCGCCGAAATACTTGCCGGCCGACTCGGCTTGCACCAGGCCTTGCGCCGTCTCGGGCGGCACGTCCTTGTAGTGGTAGACCTTGCCGCCTTTGAAGCGCAGCGCGAGGGTTTGGGTGGCAGGGTCATAGCCCTGTCCGTCGATCATCGTCGACTGAACACTGGTCAAGGGAATCATGGCAATACTCCTGTGGGTAAGCAGGGGGTGAATGGCCAAAGCAGCCAAGGCTGCCCAGCCGACAAAGCCGACCACTTGATGGACGGCGAACAGCACCAGCCAGAACAGGCTGGTGAATGCGGATGTCTTGCGGGCGCCGATGTAGGTCGCTCTCATGCCCGGATGTCCTCGGTGACCTGGACGTTGAGCCAGCCAGACCGGATCGCCAGGGCGGCGCAGTCATCGGCGTTGACCTTCAGCTCGAAGGGCTTGGTCCGCACACGGAAGGGCTTGGAGGTGCGCAGGTACTTGGCCTCATCCCAGACTGCCGGGATGGCAACGCGCAGCGGGTCATGGCCACCAAGCCTGCGGTTGTGCTCGATGGCGGCCTCGCGCTCGTGGACGTGCAAGGCCTTGGCCTT